ATCTATAATCATGCAGAGTCGCAGACTTATACTCATTGCCAACCTTTATGAATACCTAAGTATTAATATTGTCATATCTCTTTCTAAAGAAATCAAATGGTATAGGTTTTGCTAAAGATATATTTGCAAAACAATATCTAACATCTTGTATTTTAGGTAATTTAGAGAAGAAGTTGTCATCCAATCTTAATGATCCATTATCACACTTAGCACCATCGAACGTATGTCGCATATATTTTGCGTTTGAATTTATTGCAGATAAATTTCCAAACGTTAAGTCTCCATCAGTTTCTGTTATATTTGTATTATAGAATAAGTTACTAAGATTCTCTTTGTTGTGCTTAATGTACAGATTACATATATCTCTATAGTGTGCCAATGAAACATGGGCTTTAAAGTTATAGCATCCGTAATCATGTCTATATTGACTTGTTAAGAATCCACCGTGACTTCTTGGAACAAACTTCTCCCAATTAATAAACTCCCATAAATCAATATCATCGGTACTTCTTCTATCTTGCGATAAACATGTTTCAATGTTGTCTATATTTGGTAGGTCATAAAGTAAGCCATCAAGGTTTACACTATAACAACTAAGGAAGCTTGCACGCAAAGTTGTTAATGATGTCCAATTAGAGTTGAATAATTCATTCAAATCAACCTTGTATGAGTTAGATATATTAAAGTCCTATATTCTCCAAAGTTTCTTAGGAGACACACCGTTAGGATTCCATATATCTTTAGCAGATATAATTTCAGATGTTGGTATATCTTCACCGGTAGCTGGATCCATCGGTATCTAAAATTCATGGTTTCCATTACCGTCATCACCACCCCAATCTGTCATCTTTGATACACAGTGTTCAAAACAGTCTGTAGCCATTCTTGAAGTATGTGTACAAAATAACTAACTATACGAACATCCTGATGGACTACCGAAATTATACAACTCTTTAAAGTGTACATTTATACCTGTATAAAGATACATCTAACTAGCATTGGTAACCTTGTTTAAAACTGATGGATCTATAGGGCTTTTAAATACACCTTCTATTATGCACTTCTTATAATCATCTTGTGTAAACCTAACACTAGAATAAGCAAACATTAAACTAGTGTTAGTAATGTTGTTATCTTCTGGAATAGCATGTGCAAAAAAGTTTGCTACAAATTCAAGATCAACACCACTTCTTTCAAATGCACTATTTAAAGACGTTGTATCAGGTTTTACTGATAACTCTGTATAATCTCCACTCTAATCTAAACCATGATAATTAAAACAATTATAGAACGTATATGGTCCAATATATAGAGGTGTAGCATCAACGGTCTAAAGACCTGTAACATTCTTGAAGCAGTGATTTATAGCTGAAATATTTGGAGGAAGGATAACATGCTTTATATTTGTGCTATTCTAGAAACATACATTCTAAAGATGTGTTGAGTTATGCAAGTCTACAGTATTATTAACGGTTGCACCAGTATTATCTTTGATACAAAGCTAACCATGTATGCAATTTGTTACAGATATACTCTTAGGGTAAATCTATACATTAGAATGGTTGTCATACTCTGTAATTGTAACGGTTCTAAGCTTAGGACAATTGTTTATATTTATTGTTTCAAAACCTTGTAGTGTTATAGTCTCAACAGAATTGTCACCAGAAAGAGTAAAACTACCGCCACTCTCAATGCAGCTTAAATTAAAGTTTGTGATATTCGTTTTATTATTGAACGACAAGTTCTTGTATTGCCCCTATATCTATGACCACTGAAGCGTCTAAATCTAACTATTGTCTACAGAGAAACTGGTGATATTAGTACAGTTTGTTATAACAATACTTGCTCCTGGGTTTTTAATATTACTAACATTAATAGTTGATACATTTAAACCATTCGCAGTTAAACCCATTTTTGATCCGCTAAGATTAATAGAGCTTAGGTTCGGATAATTGTCAGCTCCATTAAGTGTTAATGTTGCAGTATAACCAGGTGATGTTAAATTGATCTCCTTAACGCTAGGTGTATCAAAAGAGAAACTTCCAAATGTATTCGAAGAACCGTTTATTGATTCAAGTTTATCAGACCCAATGTACAAACCAGTCTAAGCATTTCCTTCTATCCAGTTTATATTTTCAAGATAAGACCATAGCTAAGAACCTCCAACCTTAACACCTTGCACACCGGTTGTTTTAATGTCGACCTATTGATAATTATCTCCACCAATTATGTAGTTTGCAATAACTGAGTTAGCCTTAGTAATCTGTAAAGGAGAAAATTTAGGACATTTAATCTTAAAGCTAGCATTTGAACCAAGCTGAATACCGGCAGAAGAACTTCCAGAAGAGAATATGTCTCTAAGGATAATTACATCTTGATTCATAGGTACAGAATAGTTTGCGGCGTTATAAGTAAGATCGTATACGATGTTTTCAACATTTGGATCGCTACTTAGATTTATGTCCTTCCACTATCCGTCATCATCTCTATATTGTATAGGAACACCTATGCTTGAGTTAATATTAAAGTATGCATCAAGGATGTGTAATCTACCATTAAACCAATCTCTTACATAGTTGATTCTGGTTCCGTTAAACTTCTGGTAATCAATAGGATTCCATTGTGTACCCGAACCATCGAGTGCAAGATATTTAGATCTATAGTTGTATGTTACAAGTAGGCTATTTATAGAACCGAGATTATTAGCGTAGAAATTATCTACAAAATAATCAGCATTTTTTAGAATGCCTTCGTGAGTCTTGTTGTTTATAACATTACTTCTCCATTTTGCATACAATTCTTGCGGATAGTTAACCGTATACTATTCGTCGTCCTTAAATATTAATCTGGCATATTTGGCGACTGCAAACAAATATGATGAAGGAACATCGAATCCGTTTGACCCAAGTGTAGATGGTGAAAAGTCTCTGTATATATTTACATTATCTGGATAATCAACACCGTCTTGAGTTTTCTTTAATTGTCCATCCCAATAGTCTGAGAAAGCAAAATAAGAAATTTTACCACCGCTATTGTTAATACCTAAACATGTATCCATATCATAGAACGCTGTTACCCAAGTTGTACCAGCAGAATTCTTGCCAGACCACGTCTTAATATTAAGATTCTTCATTACACTATCAACAAGACCAAGAACCATACATATTGTATAATACTCTGATATTGACTAGAAGTTTAACTCTGATGGCCTATTGTTGTCCATATCTGGTATACAAAGATCTCTTAAATTATTCTATGTTCCAGGACTAATAGTGCTCTTCAACACGTATTTCCAACTTGAACCATCAGATCTTCTTTGATACTATTTAGTATAATCTGGAACCATATTTAATGATTTTCCAGTTTTGTTTCCGGATTCATCAAGCTCTTCTGCAGAATATCCATTTTCATAAGAGCCTCTTACCTTCTTTAGGTAGTCAAATAAATAGCCACCTCCAAGCGTTACTGATTTTACGAGCTTTTGTATAGATTCCTACAGTTCTGCTTCAGAAAAGTTTGAGCCATGAACAAGGTCTCCAAACATGTATGTGTTATCGTTCTCTTTGTTCTGCTAAAATAATATAGTAGAATCATACTATGAGAAGTCAAAGTAGTTAGAACCGCCCTAAATTTCAGCAACACCAAGACCTTCTCTCAACGTATTATCATCGTTATTTATTTTATAAAACACAAAGTCTTTTCCGCTACCAGTTAATGTAGTCTTGTCACCAAATACTCTAAGATCTTTATAGCCGAGATTAAAATACGACTCACGACCAAGGTTAAAGTTATATACTCCGAAGTAATAATAAACGTCATCTTTGAGCCCTGTATCAGGATCTTCTGTAACAATATGCATAAACAAAAGTATAGGAAATCCCTCAAGGCAGTTCTTTATGTACGGCTTAAATACGCTATCTTCACTAATACTGTCGCTAAATTTTTCACAAACTGTATTTACAAACTTTCCGCAAGTTGTATTATTTGAGTGAGAGCTATCAACGACATCAGCTTTTAATGTAAACTACGTTTCTGGTAAAAATGTCTCAGGGTTATTTTGATTGAAATTAGGAGAATACAAGTAAACGTCAGCAGTTTCAGATTGGTCTGTATTTTCTATTTCCAATGTAAAGTTTTTTACTCTATACAATTTTGTAGAAGAACCTTGTAACGATGCCCTAAACTGTGCATTAGTAAACGAATCTGGTACCTTAACTTCTGTTAACGCAGATCTTCCAGGACTCCATTCAATTGATACAGGGAAATTAAGATCGGATCCTTCACCGGTTCCATCCTCACCATAATTTTTCTCGAGCCTCTATATCATTGGAGTTCCGGTACCATTGTCTTGGCACGTCATAACAAGAACAGGAGTTGACGTATTTGCAGCAATATCGCTAATTGTTGCACCGTCTATAATAATTCTACCATTTGTTCCAACATTAAACTTTTTTAAATATTGCTTTAAAATAAGTTCTTGCTAAAACTATTCGCTTTGTTCGCGAATTATCTCATATCTATATTTAAGATAATATTGATATACGTCGTAATCTCCATTTTCTCCAATATCAGACACAGGAAGATAATCAACATCTATTGTGTTAATGTAAACGTTAACTGGATTTATCTGCAATTGTTTTACAATCAATGGCGCGTTGAACAAACTAGAGAATGACGCCTCCATTCTTCCATCAATATATATAGAAGTGTCATAGTATGAGTCATTGCCATCCTTTTTTACAAAATTTGAAAAAACCTACAATAGGTGATATTTTGTAAGATCATCTTTATTCGCATCATTTTGCTTTTGCACATAGCAATCTACGAACGAACTACCTCTAGTTGTTAACTGCTACCCTATTGTCATAATTGGAGAATCTCCCTCGTTGTACAAACTTATAATAGTAGCGTTATCAGAGTTTATATGATTAAACTGTAAACCGATAGCTATATGTGTACAAATATTTCCTGTACCACTAACCTATGGAGATTCAATACCTGTTATTCTAATAGCATTAGAGTTAACAGTCTAAGATATACTTGTATTAGCTAAATACTAATTAAAATTATCAGTACAAGTATTTATTCTGTAATAGTACTATGTCCACTGCTACGGATTTTCAAACCAATCAAGCTAATCATCGGATTCTTTTACATAAAAATAATATTTGGCGCTGTACCCAGAAACGTTTATTTCAATTGTGTTTTCCCCAGCTTTTGTAGCAAGAATCTTAAATGAATTCCATTGACGCTCTGTTACGGTAAGACCGTTTTCAAACATTTGTACACCGTTAACCTTTACGAAAACATTGTAACTTCTGTTATTATTTATGCCTTCATAGATTCTGAAGTTAAACTAAATATACCCAGGATTGTAAATATACTACCCCTCAGTCTATTGTGTATTATATATAACACCGACATCTGGAGATATTAAACAGTATAATTCGTTAGGTATAAGAGATATATTTATAGTTTGATCATTGGATATCATTTCCTAGCCATCTGGTATAACCTATGTACTAAATACGGCAGAGTAAAGTCCAGATTTATCGTTTGTAAAATTACTCTTATCTATAGGAAATGTAAGAGATCCACTTTGATTTTCAATATTTCCAGAGCCTAAATCCTATCCATTAAATCTAGCCGAGTAGTTTATTGATGCTGAAACGGAAACTACGTAGTCAACTTTTATATTAAGACCAGTATCTCTTGCTGTTTCTATAAAGATCTCATACGTATTGCTATCTGTTAAATATTTCTTTCCATTATCATCAACAAGTGATACATCGAACGAATATGGTGTAACAATGTACTAGCATGATACCTGCTATGTGTCATTACCATCTGTTACAGTAATAGTAAGCGTGGAGTTTGTATTAAGATTAATATTTGTCTAAAATCTAAACGCATTTTCGATAGATAAAATCTAAGTTCTTGTCTGAGTAGTTTCTCCACCATTAGCAGTTTTGGTTGTATACGAGTATGTTACATTAAACTTGCCACCATTTGGGTTGTTTATTATAATAAGAAGCGGATATGTATCTATTCCGTTAAGGACAATATTTTCGCCCTTAAGCTGGATACCATTAAGCGAAGCAAATACACTAAATGATTTATCGTTGCCTCCATCTCCATTACCAGAGCCAGAACCGACTCCTCCATATTTATAAATCCACTTAACATTTGTTTTAAGCGAATTTACATCATTAGTTATAGACGATAATTTGTCGGACAGCGTTGAAGAGCCATCCGACATTATTATATCGTCATCACTAACAATCTTAGAATTGTTATTTAATCTCATACTGTAAGCATTATTGTTTCTGTATCAACCCACTCTCCGTAGTTGTTATCAGAAACCTGCTTAAAGTACTGTAACTTCATAGGAGATGTAGAGTAATCGTACTGTGTAAATTTAGCTGTAGATGTAAGAATGTTAGCTATTCTAACAAGCTCAACATTGTAATCAGAATCCGAGAGTTTTATTATACCAAACATTGGGTATTTCTAGTTAGCGTTTGCTACGTCTTTTCCGTTTTTAACTGTTGTTTCTGGTATAGCTATAGAGAACTTCTAGTTTGCAGAAGGAAGCTCTTTATTTGATGTAAGTTTAAATCCTGTAGCCTAACACATAAAATAAGTAACACCGCCTTCAAGGGTAGGCACGCTTGTATATGGGAAGAAGCCAGTAGGAGCCTGTCCTACATCCTCTCGTTTTGTTAAAGGGAACTTTGTATAATCTTTACCATCTACAACAAATCTAACATTATCGTTCTATAATGTATCACTCATCGAATACTCTGAAAAATTATCTTTGCTGTTTTTATCCTACCCAAAGAAGAAATACTCTCTAACAGGATATGTACAAGCATATGTGTGTTTATGACCACCGATCATAAGCTTTACACCTTTGTACTCAAGGAGTCTACTAAGCCAATATGTACCAGCACCAGTTTCGGTTTGATCGATCTAATTGCAATGGCTGCCGATTAATTTGTCTCCATTAGGTCCAAGTGATCTAGAATACCGTTCCTGTCCATTTGCGATATTGCTATTTGTGATAACAGTGAACGGCATTTCATGACAAGCAGCTATACACTTTTTACTAGTGTTAAGCATGTTGTAAACCATTGTATATATAGATGTAAAACTGCTAATATATTTCTTATTTGTACCAATAGTGTAGCCGGTATAAATATTAACAGTGTCTTCTCCGTCTTTAAGATTAAACCACTGGTTACAATTAATCGTTGTGATTTCACTATTAATCATAACGAATCTGTAGTTCTTTGATTCGAAATAATACAGAGATGGTATATATTTGCTATTAACAATTGGCACGAATACAGATTCATTTATATCGTAACAAAAGAATACATGAAAGTAGAAAGAGTTTGATTTACCAAGGTCGTCACCAGTTCCAAGATCTGTCACATTTGTACCACAGAGGTCGTTGTTACCAACAACATTCATCTACTCAAACTTGTTAAACAAAACATGACCAGCGTTGTAGTAATCAAACCACTCATTAATTCTTGTTCCGTTCTGTGTCATGTCTCCAGTATTAATGAGAATAGGAATAATATTGCTACTCTTTTGGTCTTCTGTAATCTTTTCATTCAGCTTGTTTGCTGCTGCAGCCCAAACCTGGTACTGTAACCAATCAAATCCTTGCTAGTCTGTTATTTGATAAATAACTGGCTTATAAGTTTCTGGGTATAACGTAAATGACTGTACGTCTGATACATATGAACCAGGATTACCATTAGCATTAGGTCTACCAACAACATACTCCCAAACCTAAGGACCTCCTGTAACAGCAGAACCAACAACATTAATTACACATTTATGAGATGTATACTATGTATCATCTGCTGGAAATCTACTTACGATTCTACTATAGATAACATTATTAACATCTTTAGAATACTCTTTTCTTCTAGGATAAGATGTATCCTACTCAGTAGCGTTTTCTACCTCTTTATAAGATTCGAATCTATATGTCCAATCTGTCTATCCTTTCTGTCTAATCCAGATATACTCATCATGGTATCCTACAGAGATCCAGTTAAATGCTCTATCCTTATGCATGTCTATACCAAACGAACATGTAACTATATTTGGTTTAGTTACATCAAGCTTAGACTTATCTGTGCATACATTCTTATTTAAATAAGACGCCTTTGGAGCAAAGTTAGCTACACTATACTATTCTTTAGAATGTGGAAAACTAATCGTTGGCGAACTAAGATCTACAATCCAAACATCTGCTGTACTAGCCCATCTTGCTCTAGAACTATCTTTAACGTTTGCCGACTAATAAGCCTACTGTGCAGGGTCAAGCTCAAATGTGTTTTTATACATTGTATTCGATTTAATACTAAGAACAAGCTTTGCCCAATATCCAGTCTTAGAAGAATCTATAACACCTGTAAAGAAATAGATTGAATCAATGAATGATGGATCGTATAGGTTAGGGTAAGTCTTAGTATCATTAAATATAGTTACAGAGCTATCGTTTGTTTTCCATAAATATGTTGTAGGAGTAAGTGTTGGATTACCATATGTCAAAGCGAAACCGTTTCCAAGATTAGAACTTGTATCGATTGTAAAATCAATCAACTTACCGCTTTCGTACCACTCTTGATCGTACGAATCTACCTTAATATAAGCGTTTTCATCTTTCTTATTACCATAATAAGCTCCTGCAATAACATATGTACCACCTGCTTTTATCGTGCCAGTAAGTGGTAAATGATATACAGCCTACCTCTCGTCTGTTGGTCTAGTGTAATGCAAATAGCACCCCTGTAAGCAAAAGTCGCTATCAGATGTATTCTCAAGTTCAATGAACGCTCTTGTACAACCGTGTACTATATCTGTATCCAACGGTGCGTAGAATGCACCAATTTTTATTCTGTCAGAATATAATCCAATATTTTGTGTTTCAGATAATCTGTTAGATGGATTTGCTTTATTATATTCTGCTAATCTAAGTCTACCGATAAATCCTCTAGCACTCCAGCTATCCAAGTCAACACCACTAGCGATTACTCTATTAGAAAGAAGATCTTCGTCATTAGGAATTTCTTGATTAATAAGATCTCCAGACTCATTGATAAAGAACTTGTACTTCTTGCCAGTGTCTTGGTGAATAAATGTAATATCTGAAAGGTCTGTTATTCGTAGGTTTTCACCATCCTCGCGAATAATACCTTGCCTCTTAAGCAAATCTAATACTTCACTTTCTGTCATACCGTCATCTGGTGTTGTACCGCCACCAGCAGCAATTTTAACTAGTTTATTATTATTTTTAATCCATAAATTCTTTGTACTTTCAACAAAGGTTAATTCGTTATTCTGAATTTGGTCCTTTATCTTCTAAAGTACATCTTCTGATTTTACAGAACGAATTGTTATATGTGATACTTTATATTTGTAATCCTACTCAGATGGTGCGCTAGGAATAACCTGGTTAGAAAAATCCTGGAATTTAGAGCATATATCAAACATAGAAACGTTTGTATCTCTAAACGTAACCCAATCTGGATAATATGAATACCCGATATCGTTTCGTATATTGTTTAGCCTATCATCATAATAATAACCCTCTTTGTATACCTTGTCATGGATAGCATCGCCGATACTAATGTATATATATCTACTACCAGCATCTCCTACCATTCTGCTAATGCAAACCATTATATTGTATGCGTCAGCTTTTGGTAACTCTATTGAATTTATATTAAAACGAGTCTAGTTTTCTCCGTTTGTTAAATGTATAGTTATATCTGGATTAGTTACAGTAAAATACATAAAAATCTTAGGATCTGTAATCTATTTTACAGTCTAATCGTCATTCCATGTAGCTTCTCCAGTAACCTTTACTACACCTTCTTCATCATATCCTAAGTTTGATTCTGGTGTAAGTTCACAACCATGACCTATTGTAAGACTTGTGACAGATGACAAATCTTCTTTATCAACCGCCCACAATGGTTCGTCGTCTGGATCAGAAATACCGTCTAGAACAGATGACATTAACGTATTTTCATCCGTATATGAATTGAGTCCATATCTAAACGTATTCCTTATTTTTGCCACTTCGCTCTATAATGCTCTTATGGCAGAAAACAAAATGTCGACATACGTACCATTTACCTAAACTTCTCTAGAAGGTTTTGTGTTTAGGTCACTTTCCTTATCAGCTATAAGTATATATTTATCAGGGATGTCACTAGGGTCTACATTATCTATGATATCTTGTGTATATGTAGGTATTCCGGCAAATGATCCAATGCCGCTCTTTATAATTCGCTTATTTAATTCGTGCTGACCAATTTTGAGCTGTTCGTCGTATATTTGTCCAGCATCTGCCACAACGCCTTCTGTAGACGCACTAACGATCCTTCCGTATACGATAGTATCCTCTTTCTTTGGTCTTATATACGAGTTTTTAATATCTGCCATAATTAGTCATTTTAGAATATTGCCTTTACAGAAACTCCTCCAGACATAGTGTTTTTAAGTACTGGGTTAGAACCTGCATAATAATAATATCCTGTTTCAGCATTATACTAAACAGTAGTAAATGGTATATTATTCATACTTCCATCAATAAGGTTTTTAATAGGCTTTTTAGACATTACCCATAAATATTGACCATCTACATAATTTACTATAGTTGAGAATCTTGATAAATCATGAACTTCGAGAAGCAAATTAGGATCTACATTCTGTATTCCTACATTATCATATGTTTCCTGTGATGGGTTTTCGTATCCATCGTCAGACCTGTCGAATCCTTTATCTTGATCACTTTCTTCGTCTTCGGCGAATGGTCTTACTGCTAAATATCCAATAAATCCAGAATTAATCAAAGGATCAACTCCAGTTGTTATTGTTATACCACCAGTCTGCTCTGTACCTTTATCAACGATTTCAAATATCTCTCCATAGTCTATCGTATTAGTTTTAAGCTATCTTTTTCCCCAACCAGGAACAAATGTTTCTACGACAACAATTAATTGATATACTCCACATATCTAATCTTTTGATGGAAAGTATGCGTTTATAACATTATTGTTTGCGTCTAATTCAGACTCCATGAGATATTTTGTTTTGTCCAAAGGTCTATATTTATCCATTTCACACTTGCAGTCAAAATCTCTTCCGTTATAGTAGAATTTATTTCTACAATGAGGCAATACGTGATACGTAGGACATCCACACCAATTTAGCAAATACTAACTATTGCAGCATTTTTTATTCATGCTCTCAGTTAATGTTTTATTAACCAAATAACATTTTATATTCTTGATATTAGATGCGCTATATTCTGTTTTATCAACAAGTGATATATTTATTCTAATATCATTTCCGATTCTGATTTTTTGCATATTGATATGTATTTAAAAACAAAAAGCCGAGATAGGGCTTATTACCCCACCCCGGCTAAATATTAAAATTTCTTTTCGTCGTATGCGTTTGCATTACTAATAGGATTTGCTATGTTCTGACGAGCCTGGATCATATTCTGAAGCTTCTCTACAAATCCACCAGCAATCTCTACAGCACCAGTTGTAAACTTTTCACCATTATTAGATGCGTAAATCTCAACTGTCTGCTTTGTTCTGCGCCACAAATCATCAGCTGTTCTATACTGGTTCTCGAACTCGATTGTGATACCATCGTATTTGTTATCGATATTTGTAACCATAGCTGGCTGAGGATCGTACCAGCAGCTACGATGCAAAACACCCTGGTAGTCAAATGATGCACGTTCGCGATCACGAACAAGCTTAGCTGAAGCAGGATATGTTGTACCTTCCTTCTTTGAGAAAGCTGCACCAAGATCATACTTGTTATTAGATGCCCAACCTGGAGCAGCTGGATTCATCCAATACATATTTGCATCAAAGCGACCCTTCATGTATACGTTTTCTGTTCTATTAGACTCATCGTCATCATACTTCATTGCTGTAAGAATGAGCTTCTTCTCAGCAGCTTTAGCGTATACTCTCTGACGCTTTGGAGCACGAATAATATCCTTTACAAGACCAGCGATAATCTGCTCAACACCGTCACCAACTTCTGTAACGTAGCTATAAGACTCTGTCCACTTACGATAGCGCATTGGCATATCTTTGAATGTAAGACGAAGTACCACAGGGCAGCCACCCTGGGCAAGAACCTTAAGTGTTTCTGTCGGTACGTTTGTAAAGTCTATTGTGATCTGATCTTCAGCATCGTCCTTATAGTCGAGCTTTGTTACAGACTTGATATCTGCAACGTTGATGATATTAGACCACTTGATAACTGGGACAAACTTAACGGTGCCGTCCTTACCAACCTTCTAAAAACTATCAGATGTAATAACGCCAATCTTGAAACGATCTGCGTTTTCATCATAAGAATAAACATCTGTGATAGCTGTACCATCCTGTGCAGATGGATCGCAGTTCATAAATACAAACTTACCAACCAATGGCTTAAGTTCTGCTTTTGTTTCCTTGCCAGCCAAATCTTCGGCTGTAGCAAGTGTCTCACCGTTCTTGTTAGAAACAAGGACTGTATTTACATATGTAATCATATTAAAATTAATTTTTTCTACTCACCCTATAATGTTAATGCTAGACCTAACTAGCTGGGCTTTCCACGTTAAAATTATTATTCTTGTGTATTTACCTCTTGAGTTATAGTTCTATAGCGCTCGTCTTTCTTATTTTCTAAATACATTTGAGCAGCAATCTTTATAATCTCGGGCATAATAATATCCCCGAAATCCTCATATTCATCATAAGGATTATCGAGTGTTATTTCTGTAGGCTTTCTGAGATAACCTAAAGAATATTCACTAATCTTATATTGCTTATCTGTGAGCAACATACATCCATTAGAGTTTCTTACACGTAGAGGTCTAGCTCTATGAAATCTGTAATGAAAATCTGTAAGGCTGTTGTTAACTCTGTACATAAAACTATCCTACGTGCACTCAAACATGCATGTATTGATTTTATTCTCTCCATCAAGATCGCTTATTACGACGTCCTCATTGAGTGAGAACATGAAGTCTTCTGGATATGTTATTGTGTAAGATGTATATGACGGCTGACTTTCATCTACAGCCATACTTCGACATGTATAAGTTTTCTATTTATATAGCTTAATAAGATCTGTTCTACGCTTTTCGTTTTGTTCATACGAAGTTCCATGAACAAGATCGCTATTAAATCTAAGCTTTATAAACTTACCAACAGCCTAATTGAGCCAGAATAAAGATTCGTCAGTAGATGGTTTGTCTAGCTGGCTATCAAATTTATTTATCTCTCTTTCTAGCCCTACTAAAATATCTATATTCCTCATTACTCAGCCTCCTACTATTTTGGTTGTGATTTCTATTTAGAATTACCCTAAGCAAGTTTTAGTTTATACTGAGTCAAATACATGTCTACAGCACCTGACACGAGCTCTTCAAAACATGAATACGGAAGCGAACAATAACTATGTACAGCTCCAGCAGACTGATCGCTGTCATTAAACTTTAATACATTGAACGCATTAGGCTGGCAATAGTATGTAAGATCAACACTATCTATCTATGTATATACGTCAGATATAACCTTAAACTAATTACTTGTATAATTAGTGCTTTCAAATATAACTAATGGATTTTTTATAATCCCGTTATAGTTGTAGTACGCATTGATTACGTTGTCTACATCTTCTTGCTTAATAAGTATATTTGGTGTAATTACACCATCTTCTAAAACCTTATCACTTTTATAATTTTTTGTAACGATGCTTTCAGATCTTACGTACATTGCATAATCTTCAGGCAATTTATATAAGCCATCATCATTTGATGTCTTTATATTAACTCGCCTAATTAAAGATCTACTAACATCGCTTATTCTTTTAGCTCGTCTAGTACCACGTTGAAAATCATCTTCTGTAGAATACAGCATTTTTACATACTGTGTCTAGAACTCGCTTAAGAATGAATATATTGTATCGGTGCTAAGTTTTTGTTCTGACGCAAACTAAGGATATACTTCAATTAGTCTACGTTCAAACTCAATACCAAGTTTTCGTGTTTCTTCTCTTGTCATGATTCAAGTGGTCTAGTATTAGCTTTAGTAGTAAGTCTACTAGATTCTACAATCTCGGTAGACATAATAATTGCCAAATTAATTAATTCCTCTGCCATGCTATCAGATAATTCAAATTTAGTCTATCCGAAATCATAGTCGTTTACTGATAATCCTGGTCCAATAGCAAATTTTACAGGACGTTTAATATATGTGAATTCAGCCGTTGACTGAGCTCCATTATATTGTACATCCATTGGATCTACATATACCACAACATTGTTGTTCTCTATGCATCCTACAGGCTACTCAATCCAAGGTAGATTTGTTTTTGTTGCCTTAAATTTTTTAGCAACATCATGCGATACGAATACTATATTTTCATATTTATGGTTCTTGTTATCATGAGAAGTAATATTCTCTTTGATTTCAATCTGTCCATCAATTATGTATAAAACAAAATTATCTATAATGTGCGTAGCGAATGTATAGCTATTATCGCCAGATAAACTACCAACGGCAGTTAATTTGTTAATCAATGGCTATAAATCTTCGATTGCTTTCATATCTGACTCAAACGCTGACCTTCTAGGATTGTTTCCCGTATATTTTTGAGCTATAAGAGCTAAGTAGGCTTTATCAAGTATTGTAGCAATCTCATATTTAGTTAGCGACGGATATGACGAAGTTATATTTGCCTTGTCATATTCAATCATAAACTTAGTATAAATATCACTATGCGTCATACGTCGTTAGTTTAATTATTTATTTTCGATCTGATTAATAATCGAGATCTTTAAGTCTTGATTCTTCTTTGCGTCCAAGTATGCAATACAATCCTACAATGAATCTGCAAGCATCTCAGAACCATAGTAATACTGTGTTCTATCCTTACGGATAATACCTTTGGCAATAGCACTCTCGATCAAGAACTCTGTTTCCTTTGTCTTATTATTAACCCACTTAGTAAAGAAGTTCTGTGGCTGTTTATCAACCAATGAGAACAATGTAGACTCTACAAGCTCATTAGACATTGTGTCAGCGCTAACACCGAACAGTCTAAGACACTTACGCATCTCTTCGAGAGAAAGCTTGCCAAAAGCAATAATAGCGTCTCTACGAAGCTTGTTAATCTTATTCTTCTCAATAGCTTCAGCCTGTCTATTAATAAGCAGGTAATCCTTACCAGCATTGAGTTTATCAAGCGATGTGGCTACTCTCTTATGTCCCTCAAGGAACTTAATAATCATAGCCTATCGTGGGAATGAGTCATCAAGAATTGTGCTCTTAGAGCCAACCTTAACACAGAATGTATTCCAGAATGGTGAATTTTTAGCGAGATGGCCTTCTGGATAGCCAAGCTCCTTTTCAAATTTCTTTTCGTCCTCATGTGTTAAACCTGTGTATATCGACCCAGATCTGGTAAAGTAAGGTGCAATATAATCAAAACAATGTTTATACTTTAACAATCCAGCCCAGGGATTTTTCTTTCTGATCTTTAATTCAACTACCATAATTTTTCAATTAGTTGTTGCAATGCCAAGCTCCCGTGTACAACACTCATATTATTGGCTTAGCCTCCGGTGCAGTGCTGTTAGATTCCATCCGGCATGTTATTGAAACCACGGGGTTGAACATTGTATATTATTTTATTAATTACTCGAGCTCTGCTGCTCTATTCTCGACTGCAATAGTCTCCTGGTCTTCAGCATCGCAATACAAGATACCACATGACAATGGGTTTCTCAGCATGATACCCTCTTCACCAAGGAAGTGTACCTGGTAACCATCACGGCTGTTAGAACGCATAGTGTTGATGTTGTTTGCATAACCATTTGGCAATACAGAACCACCAGTACACCACTGTACGAACTCACGACCCTTACGACATACCTTAACGATGTTAGCCTGACCATCACGGCGACCAAGATCAACGAACAAGAATGTATAAGACATCAATGGTTTACCTGTCAATGGGTGAAGCTGACGGAACATTTCCATGTTATCAAACATAGCACAACGCTTAACTGTCAACTCGATACCATTAGTCATAGTGTAAGTTGTGAACTGACCGCCCAACTTCAAGTCCTGACCAGAACCTGTAACGAAGTGTGTATCAATCATATTGAAGCTAGCTGCCTTCTCCTTCAAGATACGGTCGAACTCACGGATACCCATCTCACCGGTCAAAGCAACGAACTTACGCTCGTTAGTACCAATGATATTGTAGCAGAGATCGAACAAGTAATCCTCGAACAACTCTGTAGTCAGCTTTGTATAGTAACGTACGTTAGCTGGAGCAATCTGCTCGAACAAACCTGCAGAGATTGGAACGAAACGGCCATTAGTACCCTTCAAATTGTAAGTACCATCTGCGTTACGGTTAGAATGAGCGAACAGCAACTGCTTCTCCTCTCTCTTCTTCCACTCACGAAGAGCCTTCCAATACTGATAGTCAGACCACAAATAAGACTTCTTACCTGTCTCAGGATCAGTCAAAGCGATAGCCAATACTGTAGAGTAAGCATCACCAGTGATATCGTAAGTAAGACGCATAGTCATCAAGCTATTACGCATCTTAAATGGAGTCTGATAGTTGATGATATCTGCCTCATCACTGTACTCCTCGTACGCAGAACCGATACGGTCTACCTGGCGACCTGGGAGCAAATACTCGCAAGGAATATAAGAACCCTGGAAGCCTTCTGCTACATAGCACTCATATACCCATGTGCTACCATCCTGGTATGGAGTACCGTTTACACGTACCTGGAAGTTTACGTTGTCAAATGCAAGAATTGCACCTGGACCAAACCACTTCTCTTCAAGACCAAGATAAATAGGAGTATTGTTAATACCAGGAGTCAAACCTTCTGTAATTGACTTAGGAGTAATCTCCTTGCCATTCCACTTAGCATAGCGGATATTAACAGCGTGATCAGCATCAATCATTACAGACCACTCGTATTCTCTGTTTTCGATAGTCATGGTTGAACCAAGACCACCAGTTAACAAGTCGATGGTAGTTGAAATACCATCATCCTTTGTACCAAAAACCAATGACAACAAGCCTGCTACTTCATGAGGCTTTGTAAGCATTGCGTTAGCAATCATGTTTTCGTCTACCAAGTCAGCAAAACGCTTACCACGGTAGAGCTGAAGATTATTTAATAAAGAACTTGAATTATTCATAATATGTTAATTGTCTCATCATAGGTATTTTGACGCGAGATCCCATGCCTGAGGTTGTTTTTCATGCCCAACATTGTATGATGTATGATTTTTTGTTTGGTGTTTGAGCATTTGTCTAAGTTTACTCGCAGCAGATGTCTGACCATTGCGCTGTGCTTCACCAAGTAGAGCATCACCCTTCATTGTGAAGTAGGCTGATTCTATCAAATTGTTAACAAGGTTATTATTAAAAGCCTTCTGATACTCTGTTAAACCGTCTGCATCAGTTCTTGTGATATAATCGAACAACGCTTTTCTATCCTCCTTTGGAATATTGATACCTCTAATATTTGTAAGACTATTAATACTAGAAGTAAGATCGTTCATGAACTGTGCAGCTTGCTGCTCTTGTTCCTGTCTTTGAGCTTCCTGTTGCTGAACCATATACTCTTGCTGTTGCTGTTCGTACGCCTTAAGATAATTTACAGCATCAGCTGCTTCATCTTCCAGCATGTCAGCATCTTCATAGCGCTCAATCTTGCGACTAATCTGTTCGTCGTTCATTCCCTATAATTTATAGAACTCGCGAACAGCTGCTTTCTGATTAGATTCGTCCTCCAAATCTATGTTATCGTAAGACATAGATTTCTGTTGTGTCTGATAGAAGTCTTCAAATTTACCACCATTCTTTACGTACTGATCAAGTCTAGCAATACGATCATCGGCGTACTATGGGGTTGAATTCTCATCTACGACATCTTTGATATACTCTACGAGGTCCTCGACTGACTTAGGTTTCTCGTCTGCATCAACACTCCAACCATTAGCTTCAGCGAATGCGTCAAAGAAAGCACCAATCTATTCTGCTTCTCCAGGATCTACGACGTCAGTGTCAGTCTGATGATCATTATCATCATTGTCGTTATCCTATTCGTTGTCAACTGTAGTTGAGTCGGACGTATTATTATTTAAAATATTATCTGGGACCTCTGTATCGTCATCATGAGCGTTAGGATCACCAGTTACATTCTTATTATCTTTATTATCCTCAGAAGACTTATCGTCATCTGGATTGTCTAAATTATCAATATCATCATTAGGGTCATCTAACGCCTGATTAACAACATCCTGGTTATCGATGTCTGTAACGCTGTCGCCACCTTCCTAGCCACCGAACCCTAGAGAGCTCAAAGCGTCTTCAAAATCACCTAATGGATTTTTCTTTTTTCTTGCCATAATTTAAATTATAACTAAGTTAATATTTTTAATTGTTGTACGCTACACGGGAATCGAACCCGTGTAATGTTATTAATGTCTATTAGAGGGTTTCTTAAGCTTTCTCATTAGCTATTTCTCTGCTATCTACTACTCTGCTTCAGCCTACGCTTTTCTTCTACGTTTGATCTTACGAAAGAGCTTATGACGCTGATAGTCATTCTTCTTCTACATCTTTCGCTTAGGACTTTCCATCTGTGTCATAATTACATCAATTTAAGATTGTTACCTCTTCTCCACCAGAACTTCTAGCCATAAGAGTCTTTGCCAAAGTTATTAGATGGAAGCAAGTTTAGTATATTCGGAAGTGAAGGCTATGTTATACTATCGTACATCTACTGTTTATACTTATTAAGATCACGCTATTGCTGAGCCTTTATTTCTTCCTAAGTTGGACCAAGTAGAGTTGTAGGAACATCTGCCCTAATAGTACTAGGCTATCTTATAGATGGAGAATTGATAATTATAGGACTAGCATTCTTAGCATCTTCGTAATCCTGCTCAATGTCATTTAACTATACATTATAGTTATAAGCATCCTTATGTGCATTCTTGTGATTACGAGCGGCTTTAACAAGGCTATTCATACTATTAAGGTTTCTTGAGTAATTCTAAAGAGAATCTTCATAATAACCCCTCTATTTAAGAGCCCTAGCATAATCCTATGTAGATTTAGCTCTAAGAGCTGCTCCGTATCGTGTATGCATAAGCCTTACATAATCCTTAACAAAATCCGCATCACTCTTATATGTATTGTAAGTCTTACCATTCCAGCCTACTCCACCATAATTGTGTTGTCTTCTAGCAACTCTAGATCTACCATAATTGGATTCGTATGCAAGCTAACGCATTACATTGTAAAACGCAGCATCACCATAACCATATCTGTTCAGCTATTGTCCTACAAGAGGGCCCATTCTGTTAACAAAAGTATTAATAGAATCATCTTTTCCGCCTTTATATTTATGAAGTATAGGATGCTCTTCATTTAATGGAGTGTCAAAAGGTAATGGCTTAATAATATCTTCAGCTATATTAGAATCCTTTCCTTCATTATAAGCATTAAGTATAGACTATACATTCTGATCCATCTACAGCTACTCTTCTGGACTAGGTTCCTCAGCCTGGGTGTTTCCACCCAAGTTGATTCCTCTAATATCCTTCCAGTAATCAGCGCCATTCTTCCACGCCTCATACTTCTACTAAAATGTCTTGTTGTCAAACTTCATTACTTCTCGCCAGATGTTTTATTCTTAAGGGCCGTGCGAGCCTTAAGTTTCTCGCGTTCATAAGCAGCATCATCTTTGGCCTTCTATAGCTCTGTCTCATGCTTCATCTTATCCTTCTCAAGCTAAATCTTCTGATCTTCTATCTCACGCTTCTACTTAGCTTCGTAACGCTTATTATAAGCCTCTTGATTAATCTTCTGCTATTCGATAGCTTGCTTGCCGATTTCGATTGGGTCTGGGATTCCGTTTTGATCTTGATCTAACTCTTCTGTTCCACGATAAGCATTAATCTGAGCTACAGCTATCTTAGTCTGATTATCTTGATCAATCTGATATCTCTGAAGATCCATCTGAGCTTCCTGTAACATAAGCTCTTGCTGCTTAGCTTCATTCTGCATCTGCTGTAACTGCTGTTGCTGCTGAGCTTCTGCCTCCTGCTGCTGTTGCTGTATCTGCTCCTGTCTAGTCTACATATCCTTAAGCTTCTGCTTAATAATATTGAAGTTATCGTTTGTAAGAATCTCTGCTGCTTCAAGCAAGCTAGCACCATTCTGCATAGCTGGCTATATAAGCTGCTGAAGCTTCTGTATGTTCTCGAGATCTTTAGACGTATCACTTACGAATACATCCATATCCTCATAGTAGAACTTAGGAGTAATATCCAAGAATGCTCTTTCTCCATTATCAAAGATATACTGGAGCTTTTGTTTGCCAGTCTCTTCCCAAGCACCCTTAGCTGTATTAAGAAGCATATTAAGCACTCTTCGCTTGCACTGGTTATGAACCCAGAATAATGGTTCAGTAATATGCGAGCTCTGTACTACAGATCTTTCTACATTACCTGCCATCTCTGATGTGCTTATAGCTCCTTCACGCTGCTATGTAATACCAGAGATCGTTCCAGCCAGTTCTTCTATCTTATCCATCAGCTGTATATATTCAGCTATGACGTTAGACATTGTAAGATCCAATGCTGTAATCTGATTGAACTGAGCAGGCTTACCACCCTCTCTTCCTGGGATATTCCAACCTTCTTCATATGGGTTAATAAAGTTAACACCAACACTAGACAAGTAATGCATCCATTTAGCTGGACTAATATTCATAGACTTAGGAATCTATGTAATATCCATGTTTACAACCTTACCTTTATCTCTGGCGATAGCCAACTCAAGTCTGTACCACAATACAATGTACATATACTGTAATGGCTTAAGAATACTAACCAATGATCTAGGCTTACTATTTGTGTTACTATAAATAGCACCGCAATAAGGAAGTTTCTAGCTATTAGGGTTATCGATACTTACGTGCTGATATTCGATAGGCTGTATACCAAAGTATAAGTCGCTACCAGCTCTGTATCCTTCCCATACCTCTATAATCCAATCGGGTTCTACGCTTACCTCATTACCAACAGGCTGATATGTTTCATCAACTATATTGATCTAAGGCTGTCCTGCGTCATCTGTAGTTGTTACGTAAAATATCTTCTTAAAAGACTTCCAGCAACAATGCCATACATTTACAAGCGATTTACCTGATCCTTCAAATATAGGATTATCGTATATACGTAACTATATGCCCATATCAACAGGACTTCTGTCTCCAAGGTTTCTGCCAGGAGTAGAACCAATCATTTCTTCAAGCCTATCAAGATCCTTCTCTTCAAGCTTGTCGTAATATCTATCGTATACTTCAGTTATAGGCATACGCATCTTTCTACAACACCATGATCCATCCTCAATAAAATCAAGGTCTGGGCTTTTATCGTAAGAGAAACATATAGGATTAACTCTCTCCGCATATGGCTCTGCATTAAGTACGCCAACGTAATAAATTTCTCTACCTGAGATTAATCCGTCCTTCCAGCCTTTGATAAACTCGTTGTCAAGATCAAGCTTCTCTCTCAGATAAGTAAGAGAATGATACGCAGTATTTTCTACAATATCTTTGTAGTCTTTGTCCATATACTTAGCTATCTACTCTGGCGGCATAATCTCTCCAGACTGTAGCTATTCCTGGAACTACTAAGCTTCTTCTGGGCTCATTTTAGCTGTGATAGCTGCTTCTATATATTGCAGAATCATCTATTTCTCTTTCTCCTGCATTTCAGATGTAGCCTCCTATGAAGTTCTGATAACTCTGAAGTTAAGAGGTCTTTTTGTTTCCTCACCTATAAGCAAATCTACTTTAGGTCTTATAATATTAAAGTCGTGAGGAGTAGCAGGAAAACCATCCTCGACCTTGAATGGGTTTGTAATTGATTTAAAATCCTTCTCGTCGAAGATGCTGTTATATAAATTATAATAGGTCTACAGCTCTCCGTAATATGATGTACTATTTCCTCCAGATGTTACGTTACCTTCACCTATAATATAGTTAACGCAATCTTCCTGCCATTTCTTTCCTTTCTTTGAAAGAGGGAGCTTTTGTCTGGGGAAAGCTGAATTGTATAAGTTATCTTCCATGTATTAAAATGTGAATATCGGCATACCGTCTTCACTTGTGCTGCTATCTTCTTCAAACCATTGTTTGCTAAATAACGGCATCTCGAAGAGTTCAACCTATTTGTTTTGTTCTTTTGCAGACGACACCTTTAGCTAATAGAGCTCCTCTCTGTATATCATTACCATACACAAAGCTATAACTCGGTCTACATTTCGTACACCATCATTCTCTATAAGCTCTTCTATTAGAGGTTCGCTGTATACTCTTTCTACATTAGGGTGACCTTCTTCAAACTCATCTAACAGCCACTCTAATATTAATCCTTCGCCATACGCCCTAATTTGCTTGGTCATGTGGCATCCTTTTCTTCTTTGCACTTTGCTGTCTTTAAAGACTTCAGATATGATTTTATCTGGCTAATCAGCCAAGAGGTAATCGCAGTGTTTATTCGTAAAGTAAGGGTAGATTCCTTTTCTTTCATTCTCAAATAATAATCTAGCGTTATAAAACGTAAGAAGCTTGCGCACATTCTCATAGTATTCTTCTGCTGTATCCGGTCTTCCGGAATACTCTGCTACTATTACATCTGTCCATGCTTCCCCAGCTCTTACGCGTTTAAATATAAATGTAGAACCAAGAGAGTTTGTAAAACTATCATCATGGTCGTATGGGTCGCATCCTCCTATATATAAACCGAGCGGAGGATCCTTTACTGGGTATTCCCATATAACTACTGATCCATGGGGCTTATCTCCCTTCTTAAGAGGGTAGTTAGTTATATCACCACTAGGCTTCTCTGTAGCCTTTACCTGACCATTTCCATCCCATTCTAAATCAACTATATGTTTCATGCTTTGTAGCTTCTTATTGGTCCTTATTTTGGTCAACTGGTCCATCAATAACTTTCTAGGGAATATATTCTTACCGAGCTCCAATACAGCCTCTGCTGGCCTTATAGGACGCTCTGATATAAAACGGTCTATTGATTGCTAACTAGCACCACCGTCCTTTACCTTGTTTCTCTAATCTATAAGATTCTCTATAGCTTTCTCTTTATAGCTATTTCCATCACTATCCATATAAACCTAATTGCCGTCATCATCGAATGACTCTAGGTTAGAATATGCTGGAACAAAGAATGCACATTCAGTATTCTCTCTGCCTTCATCCCATATATTAGGGAAGCTGAGAACATTGTAAGACTTAGGCTTATAGAATAATTCTTTCAATCCTTCGAAGCTAGCTCCTTCGGTACCACCTGTACCAAATGCTATCATCAATCCGAACGCTTTACCATCATCGGTTTCTACTGAAGGCTGTTCTATACGCCATGCATCAAGAAGGCTAGGGAATTTACCACCTTCCTCCCATAGTACAAGCTTAGCACGTGTACCACGCACACGTTCTGGATCGTTCTTAAGGGTTATTCCTGTTATACTAGACAGGTATCCTTGTTCGGTTTGTTTACCAAACTCATCGGTGATTTTATAACCGGATGTTCTTTCCATACGTGTAGACACAAGTCTTTGCTTAGCCCATGCTGTATGCTTATCAAGGAAGTCCATTATCTGCCAGGCTTTAGTTAACAAACCATCACCTATAAGGAATTTCTGTTCTGATGCTATAGCAAAGTTCTTCGAACCTGGTATAAGCATATAGTTTCTAACTAGCATAGATCCACCCTTAAATGAATATCCTCTCTGTCTGCATTTGAGCACAGCCATATGCTTTCCTTCCAACTCTGCTTGTTCTATAGCGCAAAAATAATAGTAATCATAGTCCCAAAAGCTAGGGAATTCAAGTATACGCTGTCTCCTCTTTCTAAGGTTACCCTCTCTATCTGTATACTCTTCTTCCTTTAGTCGCATGATTGGACTATAATTTAGATAGAAGTAATTGTATCCAGTTATACCTTCTCCATCTGGAGCCGTATAACCATTAATGCATCTATCTGTCTCTTGCTCCCAATATTTGTTATAATCAGTAGTACCTCTAGGAGCTAAGGTATAGCATCCATGCTGTTGAAAGAAGATAGCTGCCTATCTAAACTTATCGGTATCATGGAGTCTCTAATTAAAGTCTATCATAATTATTCGTACATACCAATAATGCCACCACCCTTGACTCTACCGGTTTCTGCTTGTTCTGCTTTTGCCTACTTCATAGCCATGTCTAACGACTTGATTATTCCGCTAACATCTTTCAATATAGCTGAAAGCTTCTTAGCTGTATCTATATCAAGCTCTTCTTCAGCATAGCTATCCATCGTGTTCATAATGCCCTCTGCTGCGCTCTTAGAAGATTTAAGCAGCCTGGTAGCAGGAGTCTCTTGGAACTCCTGGAACCTTTTTGCTAATTCTTTTACAACGTCATCAGGTTTATAATTCTCATCATTAAGTACATCTTTAGCTACTCTCCATGTGCGTTCTTTCTCTGGATATGCCTCATATGGGCTATTCCATTTATATCTCCACACTATGAATTCAATCTTCTTTAACGCATCTTGTTTATCTTTAGCATTGTTGTAGAAGTCTTTAAATGGTGGTATAGCTAAATCTTCTGTGCTTAATTGTATTTTATTCTATATGATGTCAAACATTACTTAAATAGTCTTTTAAGCCAACTATAATGTTTTCTTGTTTTTAAATAATCTAAATTGTACTAGTTACTGTAAGCTTCTCTCTCAAAGGAAAGATTTCTATACGCATTTCCTTTACAGAACAGTTTAACTAACCATTCTACTCCATACCACAAATAAAATGGTACATATAGCATTTCTTTCATCTATTCTGTATGTATCTGTTCATGGTTGATTGTAATATCAGTTATCTTAGCGTTTGGCCTACAGAATAGATATCCAAATAAATTAATCGCCAGAAATCCTTTTGGAGGAAGTATGTTCTATCTAATTATTTTCATGCCCCAAATCCTCTACTAGATACTTTTAGTGTTCTATCGGAATCCATCCATAAAACTCCTTCAATTTTTGGATCACTTGTAGGCAGACCATCTAATATATACAATATATCATCCGATGACGCATTATCAATTCTCTTTAAATGAAGCCCTTTATTATTATAACTATTTGTTAATGTTACAAAATCATTACCTGCAACATCGTGGCCGCTAATATCTATATATGGTCTACCGTTACCATCATACAATCTTATACTTTGTTCAGTAATACTAGAACAATCAAAACCCTTGTTATCATTTTTGTTACTATAGACAGAAATTTCTCTATCAAGTGGATCAATAATTATTTTTCCAAAACTTTTCATAATTAATCTAATTGCAGAAGAAAGTGAATCTGGATCTATAGTATATTCAAAATTAGCTAATTCTATCCTTTCGTCGCTAGATGGGAGATATGTTCCATCTGTATATGAGTCATCTGTAATACTAACTGGTCCTATTATTTTAAAAGAACACTACTGCGGATTGAGTTTAATGCTTTTACCCTGTTGTATATTTTGCATAACAATTGACCCATTTGAATCTATTGTGGTATACGCCGTTGTTAAGTCTCCAGTTGTCTGCATTTTTCCGGCCCATATACGAACACCACCCTTATTCGTTACCTTTCCATTAAGATCAGATTTACTATCAATAGCCTTACTAGAAGTCATACCTGCTACGATTGCATCACCGTCCATTATAACAACTTCTTCTGATGACAACTCTTTAACGTAAGCCTAATTTGCTATTATCTTATCAGCTACAAAATTTTCTGTAACTGCGAACTTCTGAAAATATGTAGCAACATCAGGAGTCATTACCCAATGGTCGGATTCTCCGGTATCTGTATTTACGCAAACATAATACATGTTTTCATAAAGTACGACATCTTGATAGAATATACCGTTTTCAGCATCTCTCTTTCCATCATAGTACTTTTTACCACTAGTCCATGTACCAACAATTCTTAAAGGTGAACCTTTGAACGTTTGTCCAATAGATCCGTCTCCAGGATCACCTTTATCTCCAGATGACGATACAGGAATAGTCATAGATGTAAGATATGCTCCATTTTTATTCTCTGCATATATAGTAATAGTACTAGACTTAGACTATACAGTTGCATTTACTGAAGCGTCCCAATGATCTGTGTTATACTGTAAAGTTGTTCTATCGTTCGAGTTTATCTACATATATAGATTATACAGACTTGCATCAGTACTATTTACAGTGCTTTCGTTTTTGTACAAATTAACATTACAGCTCATCTATAAGTTGTAATTCTAATCTGCAGGAACGTATGATAACGATATGTTTGAAAGCTGTAATGAATAAGTTACTCCATTAAGTCCATTTATACCAGACCTAACGATTGGAACATATTCGTTTAACATTATTGTTCCATTTGTTGCTTTAAACAACATTCCATTATCACCTTCTGTTTGAATCTAATCAGATGATATTGCGGTCCATGTATCTCCTCCATCAACACTATATGAGAACGACCAACCAGAACCATTTGATGGTGTAATATTTGTAATCTACGAGCCATTGCTTTTTACAACATATACACTAATAAGATTTGGGTACATTGTACCATCTTGATAATTAATAGTACTCGTAGACGTTTTAATATCGTATGATACAGCGTTTTCTCCTGCAGTTCCAGTTAAACATATTGGATTTGTGTATTCTCCATACTATCCATTACCATTTATGAATACTTGTGTCATCCATATGTAGTATCCAGCTTCCTAATTTGGGGCATCATCAACCCACCCAGAACCGTCTTCGGGTGGTCTATTTGCACTAGGTTTACTTGGCGCTACAGAATTACTTGGGTGTTTTTTGAAATAAGATTTGCTATATCCAAATTTAGTATAATCTATACTTGAACCAGCACTGCTAATAGGGATTTTTATGTCACGCCCACTTTCGATAGAGTACGCCTTATCGTTTATTATCAATTTTGATAATGTGTTCTTTTTAATATAATTTAAAAGCTACTGCTATATATAATCAGCATTTACTCCGCCATCAGATCCGCTTTCAGATAAAGCAACTCTAAACTAACCACCATTCTTCTATGTAAGAATAAGCTCATTGTGTTCCAATGTAAAGCTCTCTATAGGATAATCTTTCCCTATAGTAGAGTCTTCGATTATCTTCTATATCTAAGCTATAGTATAATAGTTAGTGGGATCAAATTTTATATAGTCAGCCTTGTTTAAATACGTAGAATCGGCATTCTCTTTTGTAACATACTAATCAAAGTCAATATTACTAATAGCGTCATCAACATATTTCTTTTTAGCATACTCTTCAATATTTAAATCAGTAATAGCACCTGCTATCTGCCTAGACACTTCTATCAATATCTCTTTCTTTATAGAGTTATCTCCGTCTCCAGCTATTTCGTTTAACTGATTTTGAAGATCTAGTAAAGCAGAATTGCTAGCCTTTCCATTCCATTCATCTCTTTCTTCCTAAGATATATGTGAGACCGAATCATTTTCATGGCAGCACAATCTAGAATATATTGACGAATAACACTTGTCTATTTTAAAATCTAATTCTCCGATTGGATTTTTGCGACAAGGCTTTTTTGGTTCTACGCAAAAATTAATCATATTAATTCGTTTAAATTGTTAACAATTATTGTACTGTGGTGTCATCGAAGACCACGTCTAAAACGCCACAGTTAAAGATTATTTGAATTTATCCCAATCTATATTTTCCTTCTTTCCTACAACGTCTGCCACCCATCTACAAAACTGAATTCCTGTATATCCATCTTTATCATTAGCTACAGCTGCAGCATATTTTATACACTGGTGCTCATTAAGTAGTTCTGGATAAAAATCAGCATAAGCCATATTCGCAGTATAAGTTACATCTTCTATTGTAGAAGTATTTGGAATTTTAAGATTAAGTACATTACATACATTTTGAACCTACTCAGAAGTCCATGTATGTTCCTAATTATTTGAATTAACCATCTATTTACTAGCGTACTCCTGTAAAGCTTTTGTAAAGTGTAAGCCATGTTTACTAACATAGTCATTATACCCATCTTCCTTTACAACTCCAACACTAGCGGAATAGCTGCCATCTTCGTTTTTCTAAAGATTTGCAACATATTTAGAATTCTGGTTATCATCATCACTGTGCCGTATTACTATTACCTTGTGCATGATTAAAAGAATTAATAAAGTTATTAACAGTTGATTCCATTCTACTTATAGATTCCTCTATCTTTGAGAATCTCTATTCAGTCTCCTTTTTCTCCTTATAGACAGGATTAAGCTCAGACAACAATACAGTTGTCTTATCTACCACTTCCTTCTGTTTAGGAACTGACTCAAGTATCTTTTCAGCAGTATTCTTCATCTGCTCTACTTCAGCCATAAGACCCTACTTATCTGTAGACAATACTACATCTCCTGCATATGTAACAGATAAGTTCTCTGGGATTGAATATGTTGCAGTCTTAGAGTTAGCCTCTATAGTTACATCTACAACCATTTGTGACTAACCCATTGCTGGCTTTGTATTCAAGTCTAAATGTGGAAATCCAACTGATATAACCTTGCCATCGGTAATGGTTATATCCTGTTTATTCAGTATATATACTGAATAGTTTTGTTTTACATCTTTAAATGCCATAAGCCTTATCTTTATATGTAAAGGCTCCCGAAGGAGCCCTCACATAAATTAAACTTATTAAGCTGCAGCAGTTGTCTTAAGCGCAGCAATCAAAGTAGCATTCTACTTCTGCTGTGACAATTCAAGGCGTGCGTCATTGTATCTCTACTGCAAATCTGACTGCCAATGATTGTTCAAAACATCTACTATTCGCTGAGTATTAGCATTTGCGTTCGTCTTAAGATCGCAAGCTATCTAACTCATCTGGAAACCAAGGTTACTTGCAGCTCTCTCCAAACCTGAGTTTGTCTAGCTGAAACCTGCCTGCATCTGGTTAACGATATCCTTCTGCCCAAGTTGATTCTCGTAGCCCATCTTGATAATGTTCTATTGTGTCTGGCAGCAGCAATTCTGCAATGCAGATGTAAGGTTAGCATCTCCGAGATTAATAGCGTTAATAACGCGTTCTGCAGAGAAGTTTACATTACCTGCTACTTCCTGAATACCGGATCTAACGCAGCAAATAGCATTATTCAGTGCGTTGAAGTCACAGTTCAGGTTAGAGGCTAACTGAGTAATTGCATTAGCGTTGCCTCTTATGGCGTCCATTACCAATGAACTATTCTGATTATCAGCGATCTGTGAACGCATTGCGTCGAGCTGACTCTGAATTGCATTGCCCTGGTGATCATCGTTGTTGTTCCACATACGCATAGCGAAGATCATCCAGATAAGGTAAGCAAATGGGTTATTCATGTAATCATTCTAGTTCATCATGGCTGCCATAGCCATTGGATCACAGTTATTCTTAGAAGCCAAAGCGGCTACTTAAGCGTCATTATTGTCGTGTCCTGTACAATAAACTTTCTCGATCGTATCCATAATTAACAAGTTTTATAGTAAAACAATATGGAACTAGGACTGGAATAATCCTAGTCCCGTTTAATCTAAAAGCGTATTACTACGCAAGCCCTAGTATATTCCATCTAGGTGTGATAAAAGTCCTACCCTGGTACGCATTTGAAAAGATGCGTGGTAGAATCTGTTGTGCTAGGCGGGGCAGTGAACCCCGTCATGCTTTCATTAAGACCTAGCTTTATTCAAGATTTGAACTAATTGTTTAATTAGACCACTTGTACTAAGTGCATCTATAAGATTTATTACAATAGTTCTTAGTTTTGTGATATCAGCTGTTTCTATATCTGTAACATCAACACTATTAACTGTGATTTTATCCTATTTTTTCGATAGACCTACTCTCAAATTGGAAATGCTATCATTCACAGTATTAGGACTATTCGCAAGTGCATACTTAGCATCAGCATCTTGCTATGTTATAAAATTAGAGTCATTAGTAAGCTGGCTAACATTTGTAGGAACAGTAGGGAGCTCAGTTTTTAACGCATATTGAGTTATATCTATAGTAGAAGCACTAGAAGTTAATACATGATTATTGTCGCCACCTTTTAACAGTACGCCATTTTCGTTTAACTTAAAACTAAGAATACCATTGATACTACCAGTAACTGACTCTGGGATAATATCAATGGAGTTATCTTTTAACATAGGATAACCAACAAATACTGAACCAGCAGTTATATAAGTATGTGGACCATTATTTTCTTGCATAGATATATCTCCACCTATTAATGTCTGAATATGAGCATTTCCTGGAGTAGTATAATTATAAACAAAACCTCTCTCCATTTCGTAACCACCGCCACTCTACTACGTATAAGGAACATAGTTACCTTCGTCCTGTTTGCCTTCAATAGTTGTAGTATTAGCTGTTACTTTCTACTCTAGCGTTATAAGATCAGACCGATCAGCTTTAGCAGCAAACTATCCGCTCACATCGCTCTCCTTTAAATAGTTAGCCATATTTATAGTAGAGCCATTAGATGTTAACACATGATCATTGTCGCCATTAGGTAGAGTTATGCCGGTTCTGTCTAATCTTATAGTATTATCGTCATCTCTCATAGTAATACCAGATGGGTTTATCTGTATTTCAGTATTACTATTCGAAATAGCACTGATGTTATAAGTACTTAACACTGCACTACCTTCGCTGTTATCTATCATAAGATCCTTGTCTATTCTATATCTAGATGTAACAGTTTGATCATAAGGAACATAACTACCTGCATCCTACTTAGCACTAATAGCAGTATTAAGCGTATCAATCTGCTAATTAAGCGCTGTTGTAAGAACGTAGTTACTAAGTGCGGTAGCGTCAGCCTTTGTGCCAATAGCAGTTCGTAAATCATTTTCGACACCAGTAGCTCTACTAACTTCATTTGCAAGCGCAGACGCATCAGCCTTTTCTGTAATAGCCTGATTTAATGCTGTATGCAAGTCATCGTTACCAGCAAGTTTGTCAGCAATCTCTTTAAGTGTATCAAGATCTTCTGGGGCAGCAGCAATCACATCGGCAATAGCTTTTCTAAATGATCCTTCTGTGTTTGAATCACCATCAACTATTGCAAGCTTATCTGATATCTCTTTCTCTTTACCTTCTGCTCTAGTCTGCTCTGCCTTAATCTTTGCATTTAAGTCTTCATCACTCTTTGTACGAGCGCTTGTTTCAGCTTCAAGTAAATCCTTTGTAACATAATTACCATTTTCAATGCTATTGTCTATAGCATTTTTTACAGACTGATCAATAAGTTTATTTGTAGAGTTTGCATCCAGTATGTCTCCATGCATAAATTCACCACCTTCAAGATCAACCAATATTTCTGGATTTCTAACCTACTTCCCAGGTGCTGTTACGAGTGCATTCTTTACTGGAACTCTATATAAAAAATCTTTTTCCTAAATCATAATTAATGCATTAATGTGTTTAAACAGTAAAAGGGAACTACCTTTCGGTAATCCCCTTTATGTAAGCGAATTAGGCCTATCCTTCGCTTACCTCAGCACCTTCTTGTGCCGCCGCTGACTCTGGTACGGACTCAACCTGTTCCTTAAGCTGTGACTGAGTTCCCGTAGCTGCGCTAGATTCGTTTTCATATCCTGTGCCAGTAGAACCAAATCCGCCATCGCCTCTCTCTGTTGACGAAAGCTCAGAAACCTCTGTGATTGTATACTCTGGTATAGGAACGATGACTAACTGACAGAAGCGTTCGCCCTGCTTGTAAACAGCAGGAATTGTATCTGTTGTAGCCTTCATGAATGCTACAATCTCGCCTCTATAATCACTGTCGATAACACCGACATTATCAGTAAGCCATAATGACTTTTTCCAAATACTAGAGCGTGGTATAAGTAAACCAACATATCCGGCAGGAATTTCAACTGCCAATCCTGTATGGTAAACCAACATTAGCTGATTTGCTTCATTAAGAGCTGTTTCAATCTTAGTGCAAGTCAAATCAATTCCTGCAGCACCTTTTGTGCCACGAATAGGGAGGATAGCGTTATCCTCAAGTCTCTTAAATTTCAACTCCATAGTATTCAAATATTATTTTTTATTGTTACCCCACTAGGATTCGAACCCAGACTAAGAGTTTTAGAGACTCCTGTGCTGCCGTTACACCATAGGGCAATAAGCGCGTAACTTTTATCTGGAGTTACGCAGAACCAGTATTGGCGCCATTTGGATCCTGCAGCTCCGAGCGCTGCTAGGGCAGAAAGCTTTTGTTTCACCCGGATATCCCAGTTTATAGAGATTTCAGAAATGGCGACAACCTCTCAGCGTTCGTTGTCAACTAAATGATTTCGCATCCTTTCTGTATCCCGCCCGTTTTCTTTGACTCTTATAAGTTTTAGCTGGACTTATAACCAGTATTGGGTCCCTGTGTCAGCTTACCATGGTAGCCTTTTGTTTATAGTGTACACACAGGGATGCCACTCAATTACAAAATATTAAAATTATGAAAACAAATTAATGGAGTCTATGCAGGAGTCGAACCTGCTAACTATTCCCTTTGTATCGGGTTGTCTTTACCGTTTGACTAATAGACTCTAAAGGTGATTACTTAGTACGAGTAATCCAATTCCATAAACGTTTGTACCAAGGCTTCTTAACCTTCTTTTCGACTCTGCTCGCCTTACATCTTAAGTATACGCAATCATCTTTTACTACAGCGCAACCGTTCTCTGGAAGAATCTCGTCGAGCAAAGCATCTGTAAGGATTGATATAACTGTATAATAGTCACAATCAGTCACTCTCATACCTGCCGAAATCTTCTTGCTAATGAAGTATGCTGTAACATCGTTTACATTAGCAATATCCAGCATAGAGATTACATACTTGGGTCTCTTTGCCTTAACTGTCTTTTTAATAGCTTTCTTCATAACTTAAATATTAACATTGTCCACAATAGTCTCCACAATCTTCGCAAGCGGCATTCACATGTGCGCTCTCTTTCTGTTTGGCTGCCCACTCTTCTTTTCGTTTTTGATCAGCAGCTTTGGCGTTATCGAGGGCTTTTAACCAATCTTCAGACTTAATTATTACAAAGTCTGTGCCAAGATCTCTGTCGTAGAATGTGATAAGAATATCATCTTTCTTTACATCTGCGCAGATAGTTTTGTTAGGGAAAAACTTTGATGTCCACTCAACATTAGCATCTTCTGGAATAACGTAAATATCATCGATACCTCTTGCAGATCTATTAATCGCCTAAACCTCAGCTGTATCTGTATCAACAATAATAGGCTTGCGATCAATGTTTATTATCTTTTTCATATGGGCTTAATGGTTTATTTTTATTATCTTTAAATCTATTTTTAAGCTTGAATCTAAATAGTTTGTTTATTAATACGTCTCTAGTATCATCTTGATCTTTCATAACATCAACTACGAACTAAAACTAATGCATAACTATTTGTTTTACTAGCTCTGGGTCATCGTTCAATGTATGTCCAATCTATCTACAAACTTTATCTATATTCATTACTTTTCTACTGTTTCAGTTGCTACAATATCGTAAAGCGATACAAGTTGAGAGTCCTTGAGCAAATCGAAATACATAGCACCTCTAGATGATCTATATATAACGATATCACCAACCTTGATAGGCATCTGCTGTATTTTCTCATCGCTATATGGGTGTGTATACTCATATGGCAACTTAAGCACAACAGCTCTAGAGAAATCTGAATCAACTTCTTTTATCTCTGTCTTTACCTCATCATAATCAACTGCCTCGATCCCATCCTTATCCTTCTTAGGCTTAGTATCCTTAGCCACAGGTTCGGAGATCTTCTTCTTAACTTTAACAGGCTCAAGCGGCTTTACCAAGAACATCTGTCTGAACTCATACTTTATTTTTGAGCTCAAGTCCTCTGCCAACTGGGTCTGATCTATCATCTTCTCATCCATATTACTTCTTCAATCCTTTAAGGTACTCAAGTAATTTAATCATGTTTCTCAATACTGTCTCCTTCTCAACAAGCAAACACTGAGGTGTGTTCTCATCAGCTTTTGACTTAAGAACACAAAGCTCATTGTTGTATTCTGAGAGCTTATTGTTGATCTCGTCAAAGATATTTACGAATCTCTTTTTATCATCAACTTCCTCAACGTATCCATTATCAAGAAGCATCTTTGCATATTCCTTTGAGATTCTATAAACAGAATTGTAAGAAGAAACAACCGTTGAATTGTCTTCGTTTGAGCTATTATGCTCTTCGTTATATACACTTTCGTACTGATCTGTATCAGCGTTGTACTCAAATGTATCACCATTCTCCATTACGAAGAAAGGCTTAATAACCTTTAAAATCTTTGTCATATCCAATTGCTTTTATTGTTTTACGCTGCCATAACGAAATAATTTTCAAAAAGGTTGCAAATATGGTATAAATTTTGTAAAAATAGCATTTTTCTTGCAAATATGCAACTTTTTTAGCTTTTTTACGTTAGGGGGATAGTAGGGGGTTAGTCAGCTAGAACCCTTTCTCTTATATATTCTCTTTAGGAGATCTACTTTAGTAGTACAGCTATTACAGTATGTAAGACTATACAACTATAGTAGAGCTATATAAGCTTAATAATAATTGTAAGACTAATAAGAATAGTATGGATAAGAAGAAAAAGTGTATAATAGACGAATATAAGACAGTATACGGATTTAGCTTATTCGTTATAATTAACCCGGATAAGTCTGTGATGGATAAAAGATTTGCGTTTAGACAAGATGAATCATCTATATATGATGGCGAATGGGCAGATTATACAGCCTACACTGTTAGAGGTGCATATGATAAATCAACAGACGAAGATTGCGAAATCATAGTAGTAAACAAGATCTGGAATAGTGATAATGATGTAAACACGTTTGCTCATGAGTCATTTCATGCAGCTGTAGATATACTTGAGGCATGCCATATAAAGCTCTCTGATGATACAAATGAGGTATTCGCGTACTTAATTGGGTACTTTACAGAGTGTGTAAACAAAACAGCAAATAAACGATGAACTAGTTTGAGATGAGTGCTGTACTATATTATGCCGACTTCTTATCTCTACAATACTAGAATAAACCGTGTACAGAATAGTGTAAATATTTCTTTATACATGGAGTACCAGTAAATATAGCATACATTGTAGAATAGGAACCAATATACGATCTTGATAATCAATGGTTCTAGAAGAGCCTTAAAGAATATAGTATGCTAAAGCATAAATTCGGCGAAGATGGAGCTATGAGCTTTATTAAAAACCTATGTAATCTAGGAGTAGCAGGATCTGTAAATGCTACTCAAATGATGAAATATATTCATAGATATGACGATAAATAGGAGCGAGACAAAGCGTTTAGAATGTTTAAATACAACAGATCAAAAGCAAAATATACTCACTTAATACATAACGACGATGGTGAAATTGTAGAGGAAGAGTGCACAAAATACGTAGCCCATGCTGAGCGAAATGGCAAAAGATAAAGAATATTTAAGAGCGGCAGAAATAATACAGAAAGCCGAGAGAAACGGTAGAAGATTAGGATTTTACGAACCAGATAAAGATGAGTCCATTTGATATAATATTCATGTTTTTAATACTTCCAATAGTAGCTACTACCACATGTTGGATAATACTTAAAGATAGTAAAAATAATGGGAAAGATTAGTAAATATAGCAATTTGTACGATAAAGATGGAAAACTTATTAGATCAGTGGATAGTGTTTCCGGAAGATTGGATGACTATACCATTGAGGAACTAGAAAACCTTGTAGATGAGCTAGCAAAAGACGAAACAAAGCGTACTGAGTATACTAATAGCATGTCCGTACTCATGCACATGTATGAAACAAAGGGAAATCCACACAAGAATGAAATAGTCAATAAAATAAACGAGTATGTAAAGACAAAGACTACCAAAGCTGAGGTTATAAACGCTTTAAACGACATAAAAGATGAAGAGGCAAGAGAAGATGGATCCAGCACAGAGGGATGCGTACCAGATACTTCTGAAAGAGTTGGAGAATTTGGGGGAGGAAGCAGCTCCAACTATGCAGATACTACAATTAGCACTGCAGCTTGATGAAAAAGGAGAATTCTACAAATTTATCGAAGTATTCGGGGATAGCAGAATAGATGGTAAAGATGTCCTCGGACTGTCCCGAGATAACTAAAATGATATTAGATATAATATATGGAGACGAAGGAGAAGGAAACGGAATTAGTACAATTAGTCAGACAGCTTAGAGATTACGTAATCCTGGACAGAAAAGATTACGAAAAGCTTGTACAGAATAGTAGTCCAGAAAAGTTCAATGAGAGTGCATTAGAGGCTAGAGATGCCCAGATAAAACTGTTAGAACAGCAATTAGCACACCAGGAAGACTGGGTTAACTATTGGAAAAATAAGTATGAAAAGTGTCTAGAAGAATTAAAGAAAGAGTCAACTAGATGGTGGAGATTTTAAAAATATGAGATTAAAATATGTTAGTAGATATATCTGATATTAAAAAAGATTTAAACGAAGAGGAGAAAGAGATATTTGATAAGGTATTAAAGGCTATGAATGCTAAAAGTGTTACAGTAAGCATGCTAAACTTGGCATTCTGGGCAATATTGCTATACGTATGCTTTGCAATTCTTCCTATATGGGCCTCTATTTCACTTATTGGAATAAAGCTCGCAATCCCTGTCGCAAAGGTCATTAAATACATAACTGTGGCAAAGAAGCTGGTTAAGGATGATAAAAACATTAATAAGAAGCTATTATCAATTAGATTAAAGATCGCTAATAATGAAAAATGAAGCGTATGGAGAACGATAGATTTATATTAAACAGAAATAGTGATGTAAAAGTAATATACATCGGCACCGGTCAATTTCAATTAGCTTCTGGAAAATGGGTAGATGCTATACTTTATAAGTACAAGGGAGTATACAAAATGATGGAAGCATCTGAGTTTATAAGACTCGCAGAACAAGATAAATCTACCACACTTGATAGGGTCGGAGATATTATTGGCCCTGGATACACTCCTGACATTGATCCAGATAAAGAAGAACATAATCTATCTGAAACAGAAAAGTATTTCTAGAGATGGACAAAAAGAAATAATAATGGAAAAGATGAAGTACGAGTATAAAGGAAATGTCTACAATTATGTAGGAGTAGGAAAGTTTAAAGACTCTACTGGTAAGTGGATTGACGCTATAATATACGAGCGTGACAACCATATGTATATGAGAGAAATAACAGACTTTATAGACAAGTTTAAGAAAGCATGAGAATAGCCGGGGTTTACGCCTCGGCTTTTTTATTGAGCTTGCCGAATATTTTATTTTTTTTATTTTTAAACTGTTGTGTGTGTGCGGAAACGAGAAACAGTAATAATTGCCTCCCCCGGCTCGAGTTTCGGATCTGACTACCCCCGGCATCTTAAATGACATCACTGATAGATTGTCATCCTAATCGCGGGAACATAAAGAACAATTCTTTACTATTAGTAACAATAAAAATAATCAATATGGATAAATTCTGTTTAGTAGCTATCATGCTATTCGCTATTCAACACGATATGGTTGATTGCTCAGTTGTTGATGTAATCAATGCAATTGATCGTGTACGTGGTATCATTCCACGTACTGATTATCTTGAACTTGTGTTCTCAGACGCTATGTGTGAGCATGACGTATACAATGTATCATTCGGTGTATATGACAAGCACTTCGATAATCAGCAGTTTGTTGAGAGAGTATTGCCATTCTAATGGCGTACTCTCTTTATTCTTTAGCTTATGTTTAATCAATAAATATTTACAGTTATGAAAACATTTCGTAGGATTATCTTATCAGTCGTTGTTTTAGTGTGTGGTTTTGTTGCAGGTTATTGTACTGGTCAGGAGAATGGAAAGAACATTATACTTAGCCAGTATAAGTTGTTACACAATGATTACGACGCTAAAACTGAGCTTGTCAAAGCTCAAGAAGCTGCACTTGATGCGGCAGACCATGTTATGGGTAAGAATGAGTTATTTGACACTGATGGAAGTGATGAAATGGTCAAGTATCTTGATTTAGCTCATAAGGTTGACAGTTTGTATCAGCTTGGGGAGTAAGGCCTTGTGCCTTACCCTCTTGCCTATTCTTTGCTTGCGGGAACATAAAGAACACCTCTAGATTATTAGCCGGGGAAGAGAGAAAGATGTAGATATGTGGGTGTTGGATACAATGTATCCACTAGCCTATTTATGCATTTGATGTTGTTTGTTATTATTCTTCTCCCTTAATATATAGCTTTTCAGCTATTATCTTCACAAATGATTATTCACCATTAAATACAATATATTATGTCTAAGTATCGTTTGTTTAATATGTCTATCCTGAAGGCTAAAGCCCAGGAAGGACAAACTGAAGGTAATTTATATGTAGCAGCTACATTGGAGAATCAGGATTGTGTCTTTGAGGAGAATACATCCATTGTAATGTTCGGTGTTGATGGATTGATTAATGCAATCCGTCCATATCTGGACACACAACATGGAGGTATTGCAGAGACAAGCAATGAAGATGCAATTCCAGAGCGTTATCGCTTCTTAAATGGTATCTTTGTACGTCAGAAGCTTGAGCACGGTATGAGTTATTTATTGGGTAATGACCATAGTCCAAGATTGGACAAGACAACTGGTCAGCCTATGACAATGGATAGTGTTCTTGTATTCTGTATCCTCATCAGTGAGACACCAAAGGTAGATGGCACACCAAACTATGCAAAAAACTGGGACCCTGTCTCAAGAGTGCGTAGTATTGAGCGCCAATTCTTCAAGCCTGTAAACAACACAGCTGCGACAGTAGCAGGTAATACTGCGCCTCAGCCTGCACCACAGGCAACACCAGCTCCTGACCCATTAGCAGCAGCTACAGCTCAGCCGAATACGGCTACACAACAACCAGCTGCACAACCTAATGTGGCACAGCCAGGCGTTCAGCAACCAGGTGCAGCAGCTCCGGGAAGCGTGCCTCCAGCAACCTTCTAACAACTTGCATCGTAGCGTCCTCGTGGCGCTACCTTGCTTGCTTGAACAAATGTAACTCGCTTCGCTCAGACATTAGCTTAGAGCTTGCCTGAGATGGGAGATGGGAAGATCCGCAGGTGAGATTTCAGATAGAATAGATAGAAATATAAAACATAATCAATATGAAAATAACTTATAAAACAAATGTGTTGGACATTATTCGCTTAGTCGAGAACAACACACCAGCGCTCTGGGAAAAAGAGTATAACAACTTTCCAAATACTTGGGGAGGAGTAAATGCACTTACTAAACAAGTTGTAAAAGACTTATTGGTAATGATCAACCTACCATATTCTAAAGAATTAGCAGGATTTATCAGATATATTGTAGAGTGTCCAAATACTATAAGATACTCTGAATATAAAAGATCTTTGATTGGTAAGACAGTTGAAGACGTAATATTTGAATCCGAACAATTAGACTAGTATCAATATGCTCATTTGTCGTAGGTGAACGATTGCTAAGCGTAGCAAAAAGCATAGTACATATCATTGTCTGTGAAGATAGTGATATGTTTATTTAAGATAAAAGACATTAAGATTCCATATACATTGATTACACATCTAAGAGTTCTTGCCAAGTGTGGTAGTAGATTTTGTTTCATGTACCATGGTCTGTGAAGATAGTGGTACATTTTTAATTTAAACTCAGCTAGGGAGAGTAGCGAGCATTACGTAATACTACGTATTACTCCAATAACATAATCACTGATGAGACCTAGACGAAACTACGGTAAACATTTGCATCATACTGTAGTCTGATATTCATTATTCATAAGCATTTTGTGACCCATAAATACAATGGTCTGTGAAGATAGTTGTATTTAACCGTTATCTCATGCGGTATATAAACCAGGATGACGGAGCGCCTACGCTAACGTGATAAATCGTAGGAGTAATGTGGCGTTCATGGTCCCAAGCCCATGACTGCAACACGTGCTTATAGTACTTGCAAAGCTGTAAGATGTCGATTGTAGGACACAGAGGGTGAAATAGTAGTATTACATGTATGCTGAGAACTAAGGTAGTCAGCCTACTTGCAAGGGGTACAAAAGTGGTTTTAGTTCTCTAGGACAATCCGGAAAGACGGATAGTGGTTATTATACACTTGCTGAAGCAAGAGGGTATACTATGTACGAATTCATTATATGGGTATCGTACTTGGCTATAAAAGCGCACACATAGCGACGGTTCGAGTCCAGTAGCCACTACACCTTTATTAAATCATTTTTTAGTTATCAACAGGTTTTATTTCCATGCAGGTATATCGGTTCGTGAGGATAGATATACCATTTTTATAGATTAAATCAAAATATATATAGATATGGAAGATAAGAAACATTCTTTTATGGACAAATTGAATCTGTTCTTTATTGGAGCAGTTATTGGTGTCATTGTTGGTGCCTGCTTTGGTATTAATGCTGTAAAAGGTAGCAATAACAGAGCAGAGAAAAAAGTAAAGGCGTACGAAGAGTATTATAAATGCACTGAGACGCTTTTAGACTCTCTCGATGGAACACATAATCTTGACCTCATGGATACAGATCTTGAGACAGATTATGGTGCTGATTATTTGGAAGCTAAATCTAAGGTAGATGAATTAATTGTAAAGTAGTATGAATGAATTTGACAAAGAAGAACATACAGAAGACATCTGGTATTCATAGATTAGGGAAATTTTATAAGCCAGGTCAACTAGTAACAATTGACAGACATGTGTACAGAATAACTAAAACAAATGAACTGCTAACATGTGAACATTGTGTAAATTACAAACATTGGCCTAGCAAATGCAGATACTTTGGTTGTTGGGGACACGTGCCTATTAATTGTTATTTTAAACTAGTAAAATGATCAAGCGTAAAAAGTACAAACCAGGACAATTAGTCACAATTAATCATCGTGTATTTAGAATTACAAAAAAATATGTGTGCATGAATGAGTGTTTGTGTTGTTTTGACGGAAATTATGAAAAATTTGATTTCTGTATGGAACTACCAATAGGTTTATCTATAAAACCAATTAAAAAACATAAGGGTTGAGTTGCGTCAACCCTAAGTGTTTAATGTAGCCAGCGTAAGCTGAGAGTCCAAAGCCTCTACAAATACAGATGGAACACTTTTTATACCGAGTGTAAGCGGTAAGTCTTACACAAAAATAAACAATGTTTAATTATCAAAATTATGAACATTATCAAAAAATTGTTGGGTGAAGCATACCCAAAGCTTGGGTCAGAAGTTTTTGCTGACGGTAACAAAACAGTCGTAACAGTATCTCGTACACTGTCTCCAGATCATGTTGATTTGGATGCTCCTAGTTACGTGGAGACTAAGTTCAAGAAACACATTCCAATCTTGAAATCTATTGACGTTGAACTGGACGCCGTAACAGAGGAACAGACCATTAAGGTGACAGTTGAAGTTGATGGTAAATTCAACAGCATTGATGACTTGAGGCATCTTGCATTTATCGCTAGAGGAATTAGCGAAGTCGCAGAAGACAAACTCAGTGAGCCCAATGTAATTAAGGCCATTGGTCTGGATTGTAAACCATTCATTTGCACAGGTGATGAATCAGAAGAAACACAAGCAAACGCATAACCAAGCAGTTAAGCCGCAGTCAGCAAAAGGGAAGCCTGATGCTGAATACCTTAACTACAAGGTAGTTGCTAAGGAGGGAGGATCTACAATGATCCTCTCTTCTGGATTAAGTAAATGTAATGCCAAATCTTTGGAAAATACTTTGAATAGTTATATTAACAACAAACATTCAAATGTTCCAGGAGCTGGCAAGACAAGTGTTAAATTCATAACGATTCATTAAGTATGTTAAATGTTACTATTCAGAACGAAGGAAAAATCAAGTTCCAGTCAGAGTGTTCAAGCACAAAAGATATGAGACATAATGTTAACTTACTGTTAGCAGTTGTATCATCTATGGAGATGGAAGAAGCAGTAGCCAAAAAAGAAGCTAATGGCATTCCAGTACAAACTAATTATTACTTATACTTAGACAAAGTAGAAGATAATAAGAAGCTGAGTACAGTAAGAACGCTGTCACTTCAGTTAAACATGCCTATAGAAAGAGCAAAGGCTATTGTAGACACAGCTGCTGATGATAAACATGACATACTGTTGTCTCAGTCTCCTGATGAAAGCTTCATTAACACTATGAAGGATACTCTTGAATCTGCAGGATGTATTTGTAGAATTACAAACGGTTTTTAATATGGGTGTAAAATTGTACGAAAAGCCGGAAAATCAAAGTCCTGGCCCGCTGATAGCGATAGTCATAATAATAATGTTATTGTTATTGACTTCGAAGTGTCATGCACAGCAAAAAGCTGCAATTGACACAATGGTTTGCAAGGTTGAATGTATTAAACAAATAGTACAGAAACCGAGTGTTAACGGTAAAACCGTTAAGTATCTAGCTGTGTATGTTGATAAGTCTGCAGGATTCTCAGAGATTATTCCAATCTCAAAGAGTGTTGTAGACTATATTAGCACATGCAAGCAATTCTCTCTCGAGCCTACACTTGGCATTAGGTTAAGAAATGGTGTAATTACATCAATTGTTCGATACAAAATCAAATTTGTACATAAATGAAGTTTAGTAAAGGAGACGTAGTACGCCGAGTATTGCCTAGTGGCACAATGGTAGGTGGTTTAATGGTTGTAACATGTTACAATGGCGGCAAATTCGTAGCTGTCAGAGACATATCAACTAGAAAAAACTATGTAGATAGGTCAGAACGCCTGAGAAAAGAAGGAAAGACAACAAAGATTATGATTAGTGAAGATGATATGGATAAAATCGACGCAACAAAAGGTGTTGGTGCATTCTATCATAGCGTATCACCTGTATATGATAAGCTATATGCTAATCCATCAAGATTTGTATGTTTTATACTAGCTTACACCAAGGGTGAGACCATACATAGAGTATATCAACTTGGAAAAATATCTAGAGTATTACGAAAAGTTGATGAAATTCGTAAAGGATACGAAACGGTTCCAGTTAAGCAACCAATGTACAAGCTTCAATTAATAGGTGAACTATGAGTAAAAAACTTAGTCCTGGCAGAATCTACAAAATAAATGGCATTGTTGTTAGGGCTAAACGTCAATACAATTGCAATGGGTGTATCTTTAACAATCCTTTCTCTTGTCCAAAAGTAAACGATTCAAAGGATTTGAACGAAAAATCACCATCATGCATTGAAGACGGAATAATTTTTATTAGTCCTTAATTATGGCAAAACGTAGAAAAAACGGACAAATGTCTGACGAAGAATTAGAAGTTAGACGCCATCACTCATCATTGCGTAGACTTAAAGCGCATTGTAGTGATGAAAATGTAGAGTTAAAAGATTATGAATCTGCAAATCCTGATGATATGTGTGTATTATCATTAAGTGATGTAGATTTGGGATCAAGAAAGAGTTATTTAACAACAGATAACGATTCATGGTTTGTCAGTGAAGATGACTATGAAGAGATATCACAAATAGCATTATATCTATGATAAAAGAACATGGAGAGCTATTCGTATCAATAGCGTTAATAATTATTTCGGCATTCCCTCTTTTTGACTTATTGTCAAACATAACGAATATAACTAACATAAGCGATTTTTCGTTGATAGTAGTAATTGTTATGTTGATAATAATCTTGATCTCCAGTATTATATATTTTATATCATATTGGACGGAAAAATTTAATTAAGTTGCATTTCAAGGGGGCGGTTTATACCGTCCCCGAGATTTATTAGGTTAGAGGCCTACATAACAGTTCAAGTCTGTATAAAATCACAATTGCATAGAGAGGCTAAGTCATTTTGGACGTGGGTACCAAAATGCAGGTGTTGGGCGGTAAGATAAAATTTCTTTCTTACAAGTTATCTATGCAATCTGGACTTGTAGCTCAGTTGGTTAGAGCAACAGACTCATAATCTGGAGGTCCTAGGTTCAAGCCCTAGCTGGTCCACAAAAGATGATTCCGTGAATCTTTAAAACCCGGATAGTTAACATTTGTTGAATCTCTAATAAATTATCAAAATGAAGAGATTATTCGAAAAGCTTAGCATGTGCTTAATCATGCTTATTGTAGCCGTCACAGTATCATCATGTGACTACATGAAGAAAACTAAGAGTGAGATCAGACACGATGACTCGCTCATGGTATCAAAGATGATGCAGGAAACCGACAATCCTACATTTACCGACTGTTCTGACGTTATAGAGTTTCAGAGATCGGAAGGTCAATGGAGACATCAGGACTCAGTGTTCTTCAACATACCTGAAAAGGTTATGCGTGATGTGGTATCGGTCTTAGAAAAATCTGGGAAACCATTAACTAAGATGAGTATATCGAACGAGTTCGAGATGAACAAGCATGTATATTTGAATCTTCCTGATGAACAGGATCAATACAATGCGGTTGCTCCTCCTGATATCCCTAACGTAGAAATGGTTGATACTATTATCGACGGTAAGCATGTGCAGATCGTGCAGTCCTCCAGTACTAACATAACAACAAAGGAGGATTAGCTATGAAGCGGTACATTATTATCTCTTACGATGGTTCTAGTTTGGATCCATCTGAAGTTATGGCAATAGCTTCACAACTGAACACAGTTAAACCTGATGTTAAGGACGTGCATGTAGTTGCAATGGATGAAACGGAAGTTAATTCCATTATTATCGGTCACGCAGAAGCCAAGAATGCTACAGAACTTTCTGTTGTAGAGTCTGCGTGCATCTACGTGAAAAAAAGATTTGGTAAGTTTTTCTGCTCCAAGATGAAGCTGTTGCTTGCATTGTCAGAGGCTATAACTAATGAGCCTAACAATGAATCTCTTATGAATGCCATCAGAGTTATGTCTGGTGGTATAAGTAAGAGAATGCGTGATTCTTACGGTATTTCTACCGATATTATTTGTGTATTTAAAACGGTTCAAGATAACATGTAACTATGTATAAAACACAACGTAATACTAAGAAAGTGTATCGTCAGCGTCACGCAGAAGCCAAAGCAAAGGCATATAAGCGTGACAAGTTTAAAAACAAGCTAAATCCTTTAGATTATGTGGAAGATTCCAGTATATACGACAAAAGCTAAGGGAAAGGGTAAGAATACAAAAACATTGGTATTTGAATCCAAGTACCCTAGTGAGAATCAAGCTATAGAAGCTAGATTCGCACTTATTCATTTGGCTAACTGCTCTCACAAAGCTCCATGCGATATCACCATTAATAATAATGGCGCAGTATTCGTTAAGAACCCATCCTGGAGTGTGGGAGAAGTAACAATATGTTAATTAATTTTATTTACAAACATTTAAAACATTATCAAAATGGCAAAAGCAGAAACAAAAGGTGCTGCTAAAGAGCAGCAGAATGTGTCAGCAGACAACGTAGTAGAGAAGTTGATGAAGGGTAACCTCGTAACTGACATCGCAGACAAGGCGGCAGAAGAAATCCGCCAGGACGAGGAGAAGCGCAAGATCTCCCAGGTCAAAGAAATTGTCAAGTGTGCTGACTTCCTTAGAATTAAGGAACTTCTCAATGTCCGCAAGGACCGTGCGAAGGCAAAGATCACTCTCGACACTCTGAAGAAGCGTACAGAATTGTTGGCCCGTCTTCTGGGCAAGGACGAGAATGGTACCGCCGTTCCTGACGACCAGAAGATTACGCCAAACGAATTCCGCGAACTTTCGCAGAAGATCGATGAGGATCAGCGTAAGCAAATGACTGAACTGAACAAAGAGTACGAAAAGCACGACCGTGAGTTGCGCGACAAGTACCCTAACAATTGGTATTATGCCAACTATCAGTTCGATCGTTTTTAATTCTTCTTCTAGTACAAGTATCTTCGTATCACGTACATAGATTCTGAAGCACTGTAGAGGATCTTAAGAAGACGAGGCAGCGAAGGAATCCCAGAATGAATTAACATTCTCATCAAGTATCTTCGTATCACGATGAGAGGAAGAGATGTGACCCCACACAGTAAATTGGGACAGTAGATCAAACAATATGTTTTGTGCGTATCATTGTATCGGGGAGATTTGATTGCTCTGAAAAGTTAATTGAACCCTGCAAAATATATCAAAAATGCTGAATATAGCCCTCTAAGTATCTTCGTATCATGAGGATTCCTATATATTTTTAGCCATGTTTTAAGCGCTCTGAGGCAGAGTATGTCACCAAGTGGAGTAATTAACCACGAGTGCCGCAAAAATGTCTTAGAGCGCACCTAAAACGGCTTAAATCGAATGTTCTGACTGATCATCGGAACATTTACAAGAAATGTACAGTGTGTATGAAATAATCTGTCTGGACAGGGGTTCGACTCCCCTCACGTCCACGGGGCATCCTCTACGCTATTGTGTAGATTCCATTTGGACAACCTAGGAATGTTGTAAAACTTCCTACACGGGCGTGTTTGGTTTTGACAGACAGAGGAGATAAATACATTAAGCACTATACTATAAATTAAACGACAATGTAAATAACATTGTAGACTATACTAACGTAGCGTAAGTTTAGTCTAGGTGTTTCCTACCAAAGTGGAGAGAAGAAGAAGTTGGTTCTTTGGGCTACACACCCGAGGATTAGGGTTCGACTCCCTAGCTTCTTCCTATTAGTTATGACAAAGGGATATAAAGCGATGATAAAGGACAGGTGTCCTCATGTCGTCAACCTCGCATTTAAATGGTGTACAGAATTTGGCAGATTATCTAATATAGGTAAGAAGCCACATGAAAGAATTAAGTATGCTGTAAAAACGCGATGGATAGACCGTGTATACCAAGAAAATGTAGCAATCTATAACACTGGAAAAGGAACACCTCGAACAGATGAAAAGAATGCATCATTAAGAAAAGCTCTTGGAATACATGAGGGGTCTCAGAATTTTAATTTTGCAGACTCTATAAATTTGGATGGCATCAACAAAGTATTCAACTCTGGAGAACGAGCATTTTGGATATGGGTTAATAGCTGGGTAGTATGGTTTCAAGAGAACTATAAGTACCTAGAAAACTATTATAACATATCATGTAAGTGTGGCAATATGGCTTTATTTGATAAAGCATTGTCAGAAAAAGCTAGTTTTCTAGATGAGTATTTTGAAGATTTCTCTAAGTTTATCAAGAAAACATTTAATTAAACAAAATAAAAATGGAGTATTTCCCTAAAATGCTAATTTACAGAGCTAGTCTGTTAGGCTGCAAAGAAGAAGGTATAGAAAATGTGATTAATTGGTTTCATAACCGCCTTAAAAAAGGCTTTACCGATGAGCCACACTTATTCTGTGCCGGAGACAGCCTAGACGAAAATTGTATATATGAATACTGTTGTAATGAACAGTTACGTAGAGTTGGTGATTGGATTATGAAAACGATAATTCTAAACAACCCTATGAAGTTCAAAACACTTACAACTCGTATGCGTATCGGTTCAGGACTACTTGAAAAAGTAGAAATGAAAACGGGAGGAAAGGATTTGAAAATAATCCTTTTCAACAATTTCGTCAACAACGTTTGGTCGCTATACCGTCAGAAGATGGTGTACGATCTTCCGTTTTATCAGGAGTAGGGTGAGAGAGATCTCCCCTACCCCACAATATGGAGTATCAGCGTATCACTCAATCTGAAATTGAGACCATAAAAGAAGCTCAAAAGGGAAATGAGCTAGCGTTTAATAAATTGTTTAACCGTTACAAAGAGTTTGTTGACAACGTGCTCTTTTGTTACGTGAATGACATGGATGAAGCTAAAGATCTTACAAATGTTGTATTTCTTAAGGTTCACCAAAAACTCTCGACATTCACAGATTATTCGTCTTTTGGCGGATGGCTGAGAATTATAGCTAATCGAACAGCTATAGATTATCTACGAAAAGTAAAGGAGAAATCCATGGAGTTAGGAGAAGATACAGGCCGACTACCTGTCGAATTAACTAATTCTTCAGAAGAAGAAGGTCTTGTCAATCTTCTTGAGTATGAATCTCTTCTAAAGGAGTTTGAAAAGCTCCCAAAGAAGACACAAAAGATTTTTAATCTATTTTACGTAGAAGATCTTACCGTTGATGAAATTAGCAAAGTGCTGAAAATTCCTACAGGCACTATAAAAGCTGCACTAAGCCGCACTCGTAGGAAAATTAAAAATAACTTAAAAGTTTAACAAAAATGACTTCACTTTTATTATTGATTCTCTCGATTTTTGTAGCTCTTGGTTTCGCAAGATACAATAAGAGCAACAAGTTGTTCTGGATCATTCTCGTAAGTCTCTTGCTCGGTTTTACCGGTAAGAGTATGGTCAACTATGCCTTTGTTGACCATAAAAGTGAAGCCAGTACAGTTAAATCTTCTGCAAATCCCATGCTGGCACCGACGTGCTCATTTCAGGCTTTGGAACCCTCAGAGGGCGCCGGTACATGTGCTGAGACAAAACCAGCAGGTAAGGATACAATTGTAGTAGATACTGTTACTGTGCTTAACTTGGGTGAAGACGAGCATATTAACGTGCTCACTAAACCTCCACGAGATTGGTTAAAAACGAACTTTATATTCGACACAAGTTGAATTTAAGCTAGTTGCCCAGAAAGTATTAATTAATTTTAGTAAATAACATTTAAAACATTATCAAAATGGCAAAAAAGAATGGAAAGGGCAATGTAAAAGTTGCTCAGAATAACAACAATGGTGGTAACAATGCAGATGCAGCTGTTGAGGCTGCAGCTATGCTCACAACAACAGGTGGGTCAAGCATGGATCGTAATCACCAGGTAGATTTGTTGAAGATGGCTCACGATCGTTTCTTCTTGGATGAGAAAGCTGCTGAGCACACTGGCTTCCCGCAGGGAACTATCGACAAACTCAACCATATTAATGCCCTCGGCATCGCAGTGTGTGTATGTAATGAGGTCAAGTATGGCACCAGCGATTTCGCTGTTGTAATCCGTAAGTCTGCACTCCCAGAGCTTACTGAAGCTTTGAAGGAGATTGGTGTAAGCTTTGATGACACAAAGCTCTTGCCTTCAAAAGACGATGCTGAAGCAATTGAAGTTACAGCTTCAGCTGTAACAGTATCAGAAGAGACAGCAAAGAGTCTTGACAAGGATGCTAAGGCTCGTGCTGCAACAGCAGGTAAGGTTTTTGATCCTACAAAGATCAAGGACGAAGAAGAGCTCAAGGAAGCTTTGTCTGGATTCTTAGCTATGAATCGTGATTCTAAGCTGATGGATAGCATCATGCAGTGTGTGAACTTCTATAAGTCATATCGCTCTATTGAAGCTAAGCATGCTATCGATTCTGCTGAGAAGACGCTCAAGAACACAAAGGACAAGAAGTACAAGGAGAACGCTGAAAAGGCTCTTGCTTCTGCAAAGAATGACCTTGAGCGCCTCAAGAACATGAACTTCCATGATACGTTTCGCAAGATTGTTGAGCTTACGGGTCGTGTCGGAACGCTTACTTATGGAATTGGTGCTCACTTCTTCAATGTTACCGCTACGTCAGGATCTCCTGTATCTGCGTTCTGTGAGCTTCGCGACCATTCTACTGACAAGAACACCGGCGTATGCAAGTATACCGATGATCAGATTGCAGACGCTGTAAAGTGCCTCGTAATCATTGGTGCAGACGATGTTCGCTCAAAGGGTAAGACCTTGCTCAAGGCAGAGAACAAGCTGCCAGAAAAGGATCGTGTCAAGGAGCACATTGATGCCGCTAACAAGAACATCGCATTCGCTGATAAGGCTACTGCAGCGGTTCTTGCGGCTCCAGGCGAGTTCGTTGAAAACTTGAAGAAGAACTTCTTGGAGGGTAACAACTTTGCAAAGAAGACTGTTATCGCCATTAAGCGTGCATATTATCGTGACGTTACTCCAGAGATGATGGCTAAGGTTAAGTCTGACTCAATGCTTGATAACGCTACGCAGCATGCTGGTATCATCTCTAACCTGTTCCGTAATCCTTCTGATCCGCTCGTAGGTTATGCCAAGGAGAATATCATCGACTTGGAGTTCAAGACCGATGAGGAGATCAAGACTGAGGAAGAGGCTGTTGCCAAGGCTGCTAAGGAAGCAGCTGATAAGAAGGCAACTGAGGATAAGAAAAAGGAAGCCAAAGGTAAGGCTAAGGCTCAAGTAAAAAAATAATACGGCCAATTAAGAGAACTGGTTCACAACTAGTTGGCCGCATCAAAAGAGCCTTTGACATCCAATGGCAAAGTGAACACAAATAATTTAACTATCAAAGTATGAAAAAATTAGTGATCACGTTGTTAGGAGCAGCATTCCTTACTATTGGCATGAATATTGCCGATCTTAAGAATGTTCCCCTTCCAACGACAGTGCAGACAGTAGCAGCATCTACTGTACAGCAACCAATGGACCATTTGTTTGGTCAAGTGAATCGTGCTAATCCTGATACAGTGCATGATACCGTTAGGGTAGAAAAGCCTGTACCTTGTAACCATAAACAGTTACCTGCAAAGGTAATTGTTAAACGCACCGTAATTAAGAAGACAGATACGTCGTATGTACCACTTCTGTATATTATGGAACCTGGAGAAAAGGTCGACTCCACTAATCACAACTCTACCATTCGTAAGGGAGAGCTCAATGATTATATTCAAATCGCCTCCAATGTGCATAAGTAAACATAAGAACCCTATGCACTATAATTGGGTAAGTACATATGGTAGATCCCATTAGTCTACGTACTATTCTGGAACATCCCTCGCGAAGGAGCTAGAAGAAAAACTCAATAAATTAAACTTGATCCGAGAATATGTTAACTCTGTCTTGCAGGGCGAGATCACTCAAAAGGTAGGATGAAATGTATCAAACATTGAAACAGTTTGATATAGGTAGGAGAAGCGTTGTATCAGCTCCTATAGATTATACAGCTGGACTTGTGAGAACCGTCTGGAGACAAGCTGGATGAGGCTGTATAATCTAAAAACGCATAAGTCCCAAGAAGGGCATAATGAACCGTATCGTAATTATATGTGATAATACTAAGCATATACAAACGTTACACGAGATGAACTATATTGGTCCCCAGTAGGTGAACAGAATTGCATACATGGTATGGTGCATGGTGCTGGAAGAACCGAGGATATCCCAAACAATATAGAAGTATTATTAAGCCGTAGGTAGTGTTTCTAGTGTCCAAAGCTAGTATAAAGGCCGAAAAACTGCATCAATACTGTGGGAGTAATACCACACAGAGTAAACTAAATGAGTTTGCTGACTATACCAAAACCTTACTGTTCGATTCAGTACAACTCCGTTGAAGGGGTGCCAGGGATGGGGTAGAAGTGTCTGATTGCGACCGCCAGGCTTTTCTTGTTTATGCGGTATATAAAAGTAAAACAAGCGCAAGGGTTGGGCAGCCCCTTAATCGAAGCTCTACGGGAGTATCGTACGCGGGTGAAGATCGCGGTGAAAATCTATTCCAGTTGTATTATTAGGATGTTAGGCAATCCGAACTTACAGCCAATTTCCATGAAAATTAAATCGTTCATGAGACTATGATCGATGACTCCGTTACAGTCAAAGAAAATTGATGGAGAGCTATCCTAGAATAAGAAATAGCAAAGCAGGTAGAAAGTTGATTCGAGATATGTCCATCCAGGACCATTTGACCTCCACTTTCATCCAAAACGATCTAGACTAATAGTTTATTTGCACCATGATATACAATATTATATAGTCTCTACAGAGTAGTAAGCTGGTATATTATGTATGCGTATGTTG